TCAGATGGCGAGCTTGACTACTTTTTGACTACTTTTCACGGAGTTCTCAGATTTGCCGGAAAGATACTCGTTGAGTTTATCGGCAACATGGAGTGAATCCTCTTGTTCCAGATGAGTATAAATATCGGCGGTGACCTGAATGCTGCTGTGTCCCATAAGTTTTTGTGCCGTGCGTAAGTCTACCCTTGCACGATAAAGTGTCGTTGCGTAGGTATGCCGCAGCATGTGGGGATGCAGAGGAAAAGGCACAAGGGAAACAACGTGAGAATTCCACATTCGGGTGAATGCGGAGCGGGTCATATCCCCGCCATTGGAGGCAGGGACAATATATCGGCTCAAGTGTGGTGTATCAAGCAAGATGGCTCTGAGCTTGTCCGGGATAGGAATGACCCTGTGCGCAGCTTTTGTTTTGAGATCATCTACGGGATCTTGCTGATTGTTCAGAAAGGTCATAGCACGCCGGACGGTCAGAGAGTTGCTTTGAATGTCCGACCATTGCAACCCAAGCGCTTCTTCCTTGCGAAGCCCGCAGTACAGACAGAGGGCGCAGAATACGCGGGCGCGTGGTTCTACGACTACACTCATCAGAATATCGACCTCATCGGGAAGCAGAGCCTTTTTCTTTTCCGCTTTAGCGTGAGGGGTGATTTTGATACCCTCAGTAGGATTATCAATAATCAGATGATTCAAACGTGCTTCCTCAAAAAGCTGGCGCATAGTCAGAAGAACTTTACGTTGCAGGCTTTCCGATCTGGATGCAACGCTGGCCATAACCTGTCGGATGTGAACTGGTTTTACGTTTCGGAGTTCCATGTATCCGATCTGTTCCATGATGTGGAGATTATAGCTATCCCGGTACATTTTGATGGTAGCGGCCCGTAAATCGGATTTATAGTTTTTCAACCAAATTTTTGCCCACTCGCCCACCAATGTGTGATCTCCAACTTCAAGCCCGGCGGTATCTTGGTTCATTAGTGCATTTGCAGCGGCATTGACTTCAGCAATCGTTTTGCCGTATACAAATTTCTGTTTTCCGTTGGACAATGTCACCTTGCGTTGATAGCGGCCATCTTTTCTTTTTTTGAGTCTTGCCATAATAAAATAACCTCCTTTGGGTACACTTTGACAAGCCTACCCAAAAGAGGTATAATCACAGTGTCGGTTGTGACTGCTCTTTTTGAGTAAGCCAATCTATTTGAACGCTCTCGGTGTTGGTAGCACCGGGGGCGTTTTTTCGTTTTATAAACAATTAAAATCTATGCCTTTGCAATCAGTCCAATAATGTACTGCTTTTTCAACAAATTCTTCTTCAAGGTTGAAATATTCGGCAATCTCCCAATTTTCTGTCATGCCCATCTTGTAGCAATTCAGGATTTCGTTGACAGGGAGATACTTTTCGACAGATGCGGCAAATGCCCGATGCTCTGCCTGTTCTTTGACTTCAAATGGACTATAAGCGCGGTAAAAAGCACCGCTCATGTAATGCCCTGCTTCATGCGCCAGCACAGTGCGTTCCTGTGCGGCGGTCTTGCATTTGCTGCGATCAATGACAAGGAAATTGTCAAAGAACGCGATTGCGAAATTGTTTTTGAGTTTAACATCCACAACGTCTACGTTCAAAGCTTCCAGATCATCATACATACAGCAAACGGCTGTGTTCATGCATTACACACCTGATTTCTTTTTTTTGTTCCGCTCAGCCTTTGCGCGCATAGCGACCATAAGATCGTCAATATCATCGGGGGTAAGATCATCCTTTACATCCCCATAAAAGGCAATCAGTTCATCCTTGACAGCCTGATTCTCATTTTGAGAGTCAGGCTGTTTTTCTTTTGAATCGGCATTCCCTAAGAGGTAATCAACGGAAACACCGTAAAAAGCAGCAATTTCATTCACATAGCGCCGATAGGATTTGTTACGCCCATTCAGCCAGTTTGTGATGACGTTGGGGTGAATCCCAAGATGCTCCGCAAGTTCTTTCTTAGCACCGTGCCGCGGCCCGATGCACTCAATGATTCTTTCTAACAATATATCCATACTACACCGCCTGATTTTGTGCATAAAAGACAAAACCACACAAAACACGCAAAGTGCCGTTGACACCAAACAAAATGCGTGGTATAGTATAGCCATACCACACAAAACACACAACAAACAAAACTGCTTTGTGTGATATGGACAGGTGGTTTTGTGATTTGTTTGATTTGCACTATTATCATATCACAAAACCAAACAAAACACAACTATAAATCTATACAAAGAAAGGAGGACGTTCATGGGGGAACTGTATACCTGCAAGGATGTAGCAGAACGGTACGGTGTTCAGATCATTACCGTATGGGAGTGGATTCGTAAGAAGAAGCTCGGTGCAATCAAAATCGGAAAGGAGTACAGGGTCAGCGCTGAAGACATCAAAGCGTTTGAGCGCTCCCGGCGGACGATTTGATTTTGAAGATGCCACATCAACAAGTGGGGGAGGTGAATTTGGTGGACGAAATGGTTGATAGACTGCTTGACATTCTGGCTGATAAATTAACTGAGCGCCTGAGCGCAGGACACAAAGAACTGTACACTGCAAAAGAGCTTGCAGAGCGGTACGGGGTATCATGCGCCACGATTCGCAGCAAGATGGCCGCCGGAGAGTTTGGAGAACTCGTTAGTGTCGGCGAGAGAACGCGGCTTGTGCCGTGGGCAGGAGTGCAGGCTTACGAATCTACACACACAGGAATGAGCACAAAAAGGACTTCGGAAAAGCATAAGGCCGTTTCGCATGGCAATCCGGGTCCGATTTGACAAATAAAAAGGCACCGTCCCGTTGCAGCAGGACGATGCCGAAAGGTGCGATGCGCCGAACCGCTTCAAGGAAAGGCTGCATCATCGTTTTTTAGTGTAACTTATTTCCGGCTGGAAATCAAGTACAAGAGAAAGTTTGTAGCTATGACCCATGAGGAACAGATTTCTTTGTTTGAAGCACTTGCGCTGAATGGCGCATGGAGCAACGCGGCCTGTACCGGATACTGCCTGCTGGCTATGCAGAGAGCCGGGCTTGACGAAAAGACCATCGAAAAGGTGCTGCATGAACTGCACTGGGCATTCGATGACACCAGCGTTGAACAGGCCGAGAAGATCTATTGCGGCGGGGAGGAGTAAAGATGCAGGAATTGCTGATGTTCATGTACCACCTCACCCCCGATCAGGCGGCGGCTCGTGTCCCGTTGTTCCAGTTCTGGCTGACCGCTTTTGGGGCGGCGCTGCTGATCTGGTTGGATAGCAAGGGCGTGTTCGATGTTTTTGGAGCATGGCTCGGCCGTGTTCTCCGTGATACCGCGGTAGGTGACCTGATCCGCAAGTTTATGTGATTTCGGGCTTGTCCCGGTTGTTTTTCTGAAAGAAAAGGAGATTTCAATGAAGTACGGAAGAAGTTTGCAGGAGCTTGCGATTGAGCTTGACCGGCAGGCCAAGGTCAAAAAGGACTACGTTGCCACAGCGGGTGCTATGCAGATGACCGCCGTCAACGAGAACTTTGACCTCGTGATCGGCAACACCCCGTTCCAGCTGAACGAAAATGCCCACCGTCAGCTGGGATTGCAGTTGAAGATCCCGGCTCCCTATTACGAGCGGATGCGGGCAGAGAACCCCGGCTTGCTGATGGCAAACGTCAATGGCTGGTTCCAGCAGTCCCCGGACACCCGCCGCATGGTTCGCACCCTTGATGGTACCGCCCGCGCCATCCTCTCCGACCGCTACCGCCGTATCGACAACTACGAGGTTGCACAGACGGTCCTGCCGATTATCTCTGAAATGCAGGGAGCCCGCATTGAAAGCTGTGAACTGACCGATACCCGCATGTACATCAAGGTTGTCAATGAGCGCATCCAGACCGAAGTAGTGCCGGGGGGACATCGTTCAGGCCGGCATCCTGATTTCCAATTCTGAGGTCGGCATGGGCAGCGTTTCCGTGAAGCCTCTGATTTACCGTCTTGTCTGTACCAATGGCATGGTGGCGGATGTGGGTGTTGGCAAGCGCCATGTTGGCCGCATCAATGAAAGCGTGGATGGCGATTTCGGGATTTTCCGGGATGAGACCATCGAAGCCGACGACCGGGCATTCCTGATGAAGATTGAGGACACCGTCCGGGCGGCGGTCGATGAAGCCCGGTTCAATGCGCTGGTGCAGAAACTCCGGGATGCCAAGGAAGCACCCATTCTCCCGGCGGCGGCTCCCAAGGTAGTTGAGCTTGCGGCCAAGGAGTTCAACATCCGCCAGAACGAGAGCGAGGGCATTCTGGGACATCTTATCGCGGGCGGTGACCTTTCCCTCTATGGTCTGGCAAACGCTGTCACACGGCACGCGCAGGACGTGCAGAGCTACGACCGCAGCACTGAGCTGGAAGCCACCGGCTACAAGATCATCACCATGCAGCCCTCGTTGCTGAAGCGCTGGAATGAGGAGGTGAGCATCGTATGAGTGGCAGACACATGAATGCCCGGCCCAAAAGGCTGACCCGCAAGCAGAAAGAAGCCCTTTCTGCACATGGCTGGGATTCCCGGCAGTACCTTTTCATTCGGGACAGCCCGGATGCCGGCGGCTGGGTTCTGATGAACAAGACCACCGGCCATTATGAAGTATTCAAAAATTGAAAGGAGAGTGCGATATGGCACAGGATACCGCATTGCAGGTCATTGAACTTCAGCAGTTGCCTATCATTGTCGAGCGGCTTCACAGCGTAAAGGCCGACATTGAGCGGCGCACCGCCGAAGCCACCTCGCTGATCTGCACCGAAGAAACCTATAAGAGCGTCAAAGATGCCCGCGCCCAGCTTACCAAGGAATTCAAGGAGTACGAAGCCAAGCGCACGGCCATCAAGAGCAAAATCCTTGAACCCTACAATGCCTTTGAGCAGGTCTACCGGGAGTGCGTGACGGCACCGTTCCAGCAGGCAGATGCCGAACTGAAGCAGAAAATCGCGGATGTGACCTCTGGCATTGTGGCTCAGAAGACGGAAGCGCTCATGGACTACTACGGCGAACTGGTGGAAGCCGCCGACATTGATTGGCTGGATAATCTGACCTACCGCCCGAAAGTCAACATGAGCGACAGCCTGACCTCTTTGAAAAAGCAGGCAAAGGCATTCGTGGACGGCATTGTGGCCGATGTGGCCGCAATCGAGGGCATGGACAACGCCGCCGAGATCATGGTGGAGTACCGCAGCAATTTGGATTTGCCCAACGCCATCAAGACTGTGGGTGACCGGCACAAGGCGCTGGAGGAACAGCGTCGGCGGGAAGAAGAGCGCCGCGCCCGGCAGGCCGAACGGGAAGCCGCTGCCGAAAAAGCCCGCGCCGCTGTTGTGGCGGCTTCGGCGGTTGAATTGCCCGCCCCGGTACAGGAGCCATCCGAACTGCCGGAAGCCGGCACTCAGCCGGAACCCCAGCCTGAACTTCAGTCCACCCCGGCGGCTGAGCCTATCCTGATGACCCGCTTTTATGCGAAAGGCACCAAAGCCCAGCTGATCGGTTTGAAGCATTATCTGGAAAAGGAAGGTATTGAATATGGCAACTTATAATCCGATGCCAGTACAGCAGAAGCCCAAGTTCTCCGTGGCAATCACCACCAAGGGCTATCAGTCCTTGATCTCCAACACTCTGCGCGACCCGGCCCGCGCCCGCCGGTTCACGGCCAGCGTTACCTCGGCGGTGGCCGTCAACCCCGCCCTGCAGGAATGCGATGCCGGCACGATTCTGGCCGGTGCCCTGCTGGGTGAAAGCCTGAACCTCAGCCCGTCCCCTCAGCTGGGGCAGTACTACCTCGTGCCTTTCAAGCAGAAAGCCAAGTATGACCGCAACAACAGGCTGATCCGCCCGGAGAGTGTCACGGCACAGTTTGTTCTGGGCTATAAGGGCTACATCCAGCTGGCCTTACGCAGCGGCCAGTACAAGGATCTGGATGTTATGGTCATCAAGCAGGGCGAGTACCTCGGCAAAGACCCGGAAACCGGAAAAGCCAAATTCCAGTTCGTCGAGGATGACGATCAGCGTGACGCGTTGCCCACGGTCGGGTATATGGCCTACTTTGAGTACCTCAACGGCTTCCGCAAGGTGTTGTATTGGTCGAAAGAGAAAATGATGACCCATGCCGATACCTATTCCAAGGCTTTCAGCCGTAAGAACTACGAAGACCTGATGGCTGGCAAAGTCCCGGAAAGCGAGATGTGGAAGTACTCCTCGTTTTGGTACAAAAAATTTGATGACATGGCCAAAAAGACCCTGCTTCGCCAGCTTATTTCCCGCTGGGGCGTTATGAGCATCGAAATGACGAAAGCCATGGAGAGCGACAACGCCGTGGCAACAGTGTCCGACAACAACGAGATCATCGCCGAGCCGGAACCGATGCCTGGTGCATCCGAACAGCCGGAACTGCATACCGGAAAGCCTGAGGTGGGCGATGGGCAGGCATTGCCCCATGTGGACATTGCTCAGAGTGAACCCACGACCGCCGAGCCGGTGGTTGACCTCAGCTCGTTATGATCGACTACAACATCATCGCAACTGGCAGTAAAGGCAATGCGGTGGTGATTGACCAAAAAATCCTGATTGACTGCGGCGTGTCTTTCAAGGCACTGTCAAAAGTATACCGGGCGTTGAAGCTGGTTCTGCTCACTCACATTCACAGTGACCACTTCCAGCCGACAACGCTCCGGCTTTTGGCAGAAAACCGCCCCACGCTCCGTTTTGCGTGCTGTGCATGGCTGTGCAAGCCGCTGGTGGATGCAGGGGTGCCGGTCTCGCAGATTGATGTTCTGGAGCCGGGGCACATGTATGGATACGGCATCTGCAACGTCAGGCCCGATATGGTCAAGCACAATGTTCCGAATTGCGCTTGGAAAGTCTGGCTCCCATCAGGGAAGCTGTTTTACTGCACAGATATGAACAATTTGAACGGCATCACGGCTCCGAACTATGACCTGTACATGGTGGAAGCCAACTACGATGACGCGGAAATCCAAGCCAAAATTGCAGAGAAAAAGCTGAACGGTGAGTACATTTACGAGCTGGGCGTGCTGCACAACCACATGAGCCTTGCCAAGATCAATGACTGGTTATATGCCAACATGGGGCAGAACAGCGCCTATATCTATATGCACTGCCATCAGGACAAGGAGGATGCCACATGACCGGACGGCTGGTGGACATGGCTTTTACCCTCGGCGGGAAACAGCGGGTCACGCTGGAAATCAACGGCGACTTCCGTGAAATCTGGGACAAGCTCCATCAGGAGCCGGTTCTGGACGTAGAAATCAAAAAGCACAGGGAAAAGCGCAGCCTGTCGGCAAATGCGTATTTCCACGTTCTGTGCAACAAGATTTCTGCAGAAACCGGCGAGAGCGAGGATGCTGTGAAGCGGCGGCTCGTGGTTTCGTATGGAGCGCTGGCCCGCGATAAGGACGGCAAGCCTGTTGGCCTGAAACTCCCGCCGACCGTAGATCCCAGCGACTTTTACCCCTATGTCCGGCTCTATGAAACCCGGCAGGAAAACGGCAAAGACTACTCCTGCTATTTTGTCTACAAGGAAAGCCACAAGATGGATTCAAAGGAATTTGCCCGTCTTGTGGACGGCGCAATCGAAGAAGCCAAGGAACTGGGCATCCAGACGGATACCCCGGAACAGCTGGCTCGTTACAAAGAAGAATGGTCGAAATGACCGGAAAGGACAATCACAATGGAAATGGTTTCTATCCCTCTGGAACAGTATCAGGAATTTCTTCAGATGCGGCTGGAACTGCACTTGATCTACACCAAGTGCAGCGAGGAAGTGGCCTATGATACCGGCACCTATGTTGCAGACCTGATGCGGATTCTGCACCCTGACCGTTTTCCCGCACCCCCTACGCAGCGCCCGGTGATGCCGATGAAAGTACCTGAGGTGATGCCCGATGCTGAACAGCTGTGATTTTCAGGGGCGGTTCGCCGCTGATCCTGAACTGCGGACCACCCAGACGGGAAAGCAGGTGGCAAGTTTCCGCATGGCGGTTGACCGGGACATGGTTGATGCCAACGGCCACCGCCCTACGGACTGGCTCACCTTTACCGCATGGGGCAAGACGGCGGAGTTCGTCAGCAAGTACTTCCGCAAGGGGAGCGCCGCTGTGGTTCATTCCCGCTGCCAGACGCGGCAGTATGAGGATAAGAACGGCAACAACCGCACGGCGATTGAGTTCGTGGTGGACAACATCTATTTTGCCGGGCCGAAGCAGGACAACCAGCAGGGGACCGTGGATGATGGCGGGACGAACCCGCCACCGGCAACCTATCGGAACCAGCAGCCGCAGCCCCAGCAGATGGGCTTCGCCACCCAGAGCCAGCGCCAGCAGTGGCAGGGGGCGGCCGATCATCCCGGCAATGTTCAGGTCAGCCAGAGCTTTTCTCAGGGCAGTGACGATGATTTCTCGGTTCTGGACGATGCCGATGATCTGCCGTTCTAACCGAGGTAAGGGGGTGGTTGGATGGTAAAGCCAGACAACTACGTTATGCTTCTGGGCTGGATGCGCACTGAATTGAACCTCAAAGGAAACGAATTGAACTTATATGCAATAATCTACGGATTTACGCAAGATGGCGAAACTGAATTTTCGGGAAGCATCCGCTACATGCAGGAATGGCTTGGAGCGGAAAGCAAGCAGACCGTGTTCAATACGCTGGATAAGCTCATCAAAAAAGGGCTGGTTCAAAAACGCACAGAGGTTGTAAATGGCATCAAGCACAATTATTATCTGGCGGCTCCGAGGGGTAGTCTAAAAATTAGACCACCCCAGTCCAATTTTTATACCGGGGTAGTCCAAAATTTAGACCACCCCAGTCCAAATTTTAGACCTAATAATATAGAAGATAATATAGAAGATATTCTAGTTATAGAGGACGGCGGCACCCGCAAAAAAGACCCACGGCTGGATGCAGACCTGAGCAAGATAATCAATGCGTATCAGGCCAATATTGGAACCTGGCCGCGTATCTTGACGGACGACCTACAGCGCTGGAGAGAACAGTTCAGCACAGAAATGTTGCTTTTGGCGATTTCTGAGGGTGCAAAGAACGGTGCCCATAAGTGGAGCTATATTGAATCTATATTAAGGCGATGGAAAAAAGACAACATCAAAACTCCCGGTGACTTTGAAGCGTGGGAAGCACAGCGAAAGCCCTCAACTGGGCAACAGCCGAAACGCTCTGCGGCCGAGGATTATGATGAAATCTTTAGAGAACTCTTAGGAGGCTCAGCGTGACAGACAAAAAACTGAAAGAACTGCTGATAGTGATTGACAATCGCTATGGCCGTGTTCGCAGCAAAGAAGATCGTATAATCGATCTCAAAACTTGTGTTCAGGCATTCGGCATGGTTCCTGACGAAATTGTAGAAAAGGCACTATATGCTGCATTTGCGAAGTGCCGGTTTCCGAATCAGATCATTGTTGACTGGTGTGAGGAAATTAAAAAGTTGCAGGCTACTGTGAAGCCCTCGGCAAACGACCTCTGGGCGCAGGCGGCGACCGCCGCCCGGCAGATTACGGCAAACCTGTACTACATGACTCACGGCGGGCTGGTAACTCCTACCGGGAAGCTCACCGGGGAGGACTTCAAGACCCGCAATGCTGAGATTTTCGCCACCCTGCCGGTGGCGGTGCAGCGCTGGGCTGGCTCTCCGGCAGAGCTGAGCACGACCTTTGGCCGTGACAGCGCAGACCTGCTCCAGTTCGTGAAGCCGGGCTTCATTCGGACTGTACAGGATGCCCCGGTTGAGAATTTGAAGCCCCCGGCACTGCCCGGCGGGGCAAAGGCTCAGATTGGAGGTGGCACGGCATGAGGTCGAAAAGACCGCTTCGCAGCCTGATCGTGTGCGTTTCGTGTGCGATGGTTGGCTGCATTCTCACAAGCACGGCCTACTCCCGGCGGGTGAACGATCTGGAAACCGAGCGGGATATCTACGCCAGCAAGTCATCCAACTGGGAGCGCATGGCCGGAGAACGTGATGAAACCATTGACCAGCTCCAAACCGAGGTAGACAAGCTGACCGCAGAACTGAACGCCCAGACCGATTTGACTCTTACATACGCCGGGGCGTTCAGCTGCACGGCCTATTGTGCCGAAGAATACGCCCACATCTGTGGCGAGGGGCACGGCATCACATCCAGCGGCGCAAAGGTGCAGCCGGGCGTGACCGTAGCTGCCGACACCAGCGTTCTGCCCTACGGCACGGTGATCTATGTCGAGGGTGTAGGCCTCCGGGTCGTTCAGGACACTGGCGGCGCGGTAAAAGGTAACAAGCTGGATGTGGCGGTAAACACCCATGCAGAGGCTCTAAGCTGGTCTGGGTGGGGCTCCCGCCGGGTCTGGATTATTTCGGGAGGTGTTGAACCGTGAAAAAGCCGTTTGAGACCGAAATGGACGACACCAGACAGGCGGTCGGACAAATCGTGGGTTTGTGCACCACCATTGCGCTGCATCAGGAGTTCGGTGTCGGCAAAACCAGACTGGAGCGCATTAAAGCTAGAATTGACGAGTTGGAGAACCAGAACACCGAAGTCATTATGACCCCGGATGCCTATGGCAGACCCTCCAAGGACAAGGCGGAGGCCATCCGGGAAAGCTGGCTGGCTGGATACGTTTCTTCCGATTACCGAATCCCGATGGTGAGATTGCCTCGTGGACGCAAAGAGCAGCAGTACCGCATTGCTGGCGACAGGGCTGCCAAAATTGCTTGGCAGGTTTACGCCAAGGCGGTTATTGATGTGCTGCACTATGGTCCAGACCGCTTGGAACGGCTGCGCAAGGAAAGCCATGCCAACTATGAGCAGCTGAACAAGTGGGGGCATGAGGATGGTCTGGACGTTGCGATGGAAAAGCTGCGCCGCTGCGCTGCGGAGGCTATGCAAGCCCCGGAAATGGAAGTTTCTGATATTGATGGCAGCAAGGATGCTGCGGAAGTGGACAAGGAGTTCCGTAAGCAGCAGCTGAATTTTATCGAGCGTGTCCGAGCACAGACCCTTGGACGTATCGCAGCTACTGCGCAGCCCGTCAACGTACTGGCTGAGCAGGGTGTGCAGGACAAGGTTCAGCTGATTATGCAGCAGGTTTCCCAGCAGTCTTTTGAACGCAGGAGGAGACGTTGATATGGCACAAAATGAATACGGCGAGAAGCTGGACAGCAATGGCTATGCACCCAGCATCCTCAGCCAGAGCTCCACCTGTCTGATTTGTGGGCGGTATCGCACCGCCCGGCACGAAGTATTTTTCGGATCGTACCGGGATAAGAGCAAGCGGCTTGGCCTGTGGGCGAACCTCTGCCCTTGGTGCCACCAGAACGGCGTGACTGCCGTACATACCAACCGGGAGGCAGACCTCCGCTTGAAAAAGTGGGCACAGAAAAAGGCTATGGAGTATTACGGGTGGCCGGAAGCGCAGTTCATCAAAGAATTCGGGAGGTCGTACCTGTGATGCCCATCATCGCTATTGATCCCGGCAATGTGCAGTCTGGCTACTGCGTGATTGACCAGAAAACGCTCCGGCCGCTGGAGTTCGGCAAAATCGACAACGAGGAACTGCTGAAAAAGCTGGAATCGGCTGCCGAGCAGGGATGGCGGTGGGCGGTCATCGAAATGGTGGCCTCCTACGGAATGTCCGTTGGTCGGGACGTTTTCGACACCACGGTCTGGATCGGCCGGTTCTATCAGATGCTTTCGTCCCGGTGCCCGGTGCGGATGATGTGCCGCATCGAGGAGAAAAAGCACATTTGCCACGACAGCCGAGCCAACGACACCGCCATCCGGCGGGCGTTGATTGACCGATTTGCAGCCCATGACCTAAAAAACGGCAAGGGCACAAAGAAAGCCCCGGATTTCTTCTATGGCTTCAAGGCTGATGTGTGGGCAGCCTACGCACTGGGTCTGACCGCCATCGAGAACCGGGAGAACGACTATAAATTTTCGACTACTTAAAAGCTACTCGAAAGGAGCTTCATCATGGATAATTCTCTGTCTGAATCCGCACGTTTCGCAGTCTACCGTGAAAAACTCAAGGGCATCTGCGAGGCCAACAACCTGAGTTATGTGTTCATCAAGAACGCATACCCCATCAAGCTGGTTATCCGTCCGTTGGGCGGCGTTGGTGAGCAGATGTCGATGCTGGAAGAAGCGACCGAGGACAACTACATCTCACCGGGCGCATCCATCCTGTTCACCGTCAAGGACGGCAACCTGACCTACCGCATGAGCAAGACGTTCACCATCTCCGACACCCTGTTCAACAAAATCAAGAACATCTTCAAGAATATGCACTACCTCTGGCTCCAGTTCTTCTTCCGGGATTTGGTCGAGGGTGGAAAGCTGGCAGCTCTCGGCTACAAGATGCCTGACATTCCGGAATCCGGTGGGCAGCAGGATGCGCCCCGGGAAAATGAGCCTGATTCGCCGAATCTCCCCGGGGAGGCCGAACCGCTGGAAGAAGTCGAGGATGACGAGGAGGACGAGCCCACCTCGGATGAACTGACGCAGGCCACCGAGATTGCCCGGCAGAACAACGGCATCACGCAGGCCATGTTGGAGGAAAAGATGGGCGTGAACGCAGAAAAGGCCATCGCCCTGCTAGATGACATGGAATCCGCTGGTGTGATCGAGTTCTCCAACGGTCACTACACCATCGCCGCTGCTGACAGCGAGGAGGAGTAACCTATGGCAAAGGCAGCAGTGACCCGCAGCATCCGGGATGACCACCAGAAGAACTTCCTCAAAATCTTCAATAGCCTGACTGGAAAGCACAGCCGCTGGGAGATTTGGGAGGACTTCGTCACCCTGACGGCCATCGAGATCTCGAACAGCACGGACAAGGTAAACGCCCCAGAGCGCACCAAGATGTACCAGACCATCGTTTCCAAATACTCCGCCAAGGAGCGGGAGGGCATGGCTGAAATGCTGGGCGAGGTAATCATGGGCATGGAGCAGAATCCAGACCAGGACTTCCTCGGTTCGCTGTACATGATGTGCGAGTTGGGCAACGACCACGCCGGGCAGTTCTTCACTCCCTACGATGTGTGCCGCTGCATGGCCGAGATTACGTTTGACCCGAAGCTGCACCCGGACATGGAGGGCTTCATCTCGGTATCTGACCCGGCCTGCGGTGCTGGGGCCACGCTGCTTGCCTTTTTGAACGTCTGCAAAAGACGGAATATCTGCTACCACAACAAAGTCCTTGTCATTGCCCAAGACATTGACTTCATCGTTGGGCTGATGTGCTACATCCAGTGCAGCTTCATGGGCTGCGCTGGATATGTAGTCATCGGTGACACACTCGTGAACCCGGCAACGGCCTACGACAGCCGCGGATTGCTGCCCGCAGGACCGCAAAACCGCATCTGGTATATGCCGCTTTTCTCAACCGATGTGTGGTATATGCGCCGCCAGATAGCGCAGATGAACCTGCTGTTTGAACCGAAAGGCGAACCGGCAAAAATCGAAAAATCCGATATTAAGCCCGCAAATTTGCAAAAATCTATCAAAAATGAGCCTAAAGCCCCGGAAAACGAGCCTCTTAACGAAACCAAAACCGGGCAACTCACGTTTTTCTAACCCGAAATAAGAAAGGAGTATCCCTATGGCAGACATTACTTACATCCCTATCCGGCAGTTGTACCCTCACCCCGATAACCCCCGCAAGGAACTGGGCGACCTGTCCGAACTTGCCGCCAGCATCAAGGAAAACGGCGTGTACCAGAACTTGACCGTAATCCCCGGCCACTACCTCAACAGCCGGGAGTACATCGCAAAGTGCGTTGACGAGGGCGGGGATGCAGCCGCAGCAGCGGCAGCATGGACACCCAAGGCTGTGTGGTCCAGTGAGGACTACACCATCATCATCGGCCACCGCCGGGCAGCAGCAGCGCAGCAGGCAGGACTGTACGAACTGCCCTGCGCCATCGTGGAGATGGACGAGCGGGAGCAGATGCAGACCATGATGATTGAGAATATGCAGCGGTCAGACCTCACTGTCTACGAACAGGCGCAGGGCTTCCAGATGATGATGGACTTCGGGCAGACAGTGGAGCAGATCTCCGACAAGTCGGGTTTCTCCCAGTCCACTATCCGGCGGCGCATCAAGCTGCTGGAACTGAACCGCGACAGCTTCAAAAAGGCAGAGCAGCGTGGCGCAACCCTTTCCGATTTTGTTGAACTCAACAAAATCGAGGATCTGGATGCCCGGAACAAGGTGTTGGAAACCCTCGGCACAGCTAATTTTAACCGTGAGATGCAGAACGCCTTGTCTGACCAGAAATACCAGCACAGAAAGGCTGAATGGATTGAGCAGCTTCGCCAATTTGCAGTGGAAAATCCTGATGCCAATTACAGCACTCACGCGCACGTTGCTGGGTACGGATATTGGAACACTAGCAAGGACGTTGAAGTGCCGGACGATGCCGATAGCGTAGCGTACTGCTACAAGGTCAGCCAAAACCAGATTGACCTCTACAAAGAGCGTGATTTGGGAAAAGAGAATGCGGAAACGGCTAAGCGAGAGGAAAAGCGGCAGCAGGAACAGTTCTATAAGGACCAACTTTCCGCCCTCACAAACTATATGTTTGAACTGCGCCGGGACTTTGTGACGCAGCTTTCCACGGCAGAGTGCAAAAAGCATCTGGGCGAAATCGTCCGCTTTGCCGTGGATGCGTTCGATTCAAATTACGATGGCGAGTTGACAATCAAGCTGCTGGGCATTGCTCCACCGGAAACGGACAGCATTGACCTGCTTGATTATCTGGAAAGCGTTTCGGTGTTCAACGACCAGCCGGAAAAGGCACTGCTCTCCTTGGCCTATTCGGCCGCTGACGATGGCAGCAACGGATACTGGGGCTGGGTCTGGCAACCCGACTGCCAGAGCGGCGGATACGGCTGGGAGGAAAATGGCAGTCTCGACGCTATTTACACTCTGCTGGTAGCTTTGGGCTATGAAATGTCTGACGAAGAAAAGGCGTTACAGAACGGAACCCATGCCATCTTTTCCACCAATGCCCCTAAAAAGGCAGATGTGCCCTGCGAACGTTGCAAGGCGGCACATCCCGGATGCGACAAGTGCTGCAAGACCTGTGATGACCACTGCAATGCATCCCAGCTGTGCAGAAAGGAGTATGGCGAATGACCGACCTTGTAAAGTGTGACCGCTGCGGCACACCGTTCAGCATCCAGACAGCCGGCATCCGCAGTACATGGAGCGGCGATTACATGGTGCAGTATTTCACCTGCCCCGGCTGCCGCCATCGCTACCAGATTCTGACCACGGACACCGAACTGCGCCAGACCGTTCAGCAGCACAAGAAAATTGCCGCAAAAATTCGCATGGGCCAGAGCAAGAATTTCCGGCCGGGAACTCTGAAAAAGTATCAGGCGGAAATGAAAAAGCTGGAGGCTGAGCAGAAAAAACGGCGGGATGAACTGATGGACAAGGGCAACGAGATCCTTGCCCATCTGGGAGAGGAGTAAAACATGGGCGATTTGAAAGAATACGCTGACCGCCTCAAGCTTGAAATCATGGCGGCTGACTTCCTGACCACCGAAGACCGGGAAATGGTCTTTGACCTCATCGAGAAAGTGCTGGGTGATGACAATGCCTGATCAGATCTTCATCAACATTGCGGTGCTGGCCGTGGGCGTGGCTATCGGCGCCCTGCTGGGCGAAACCAGCCGGCAGCAGCATGACCGCCAGTTGTTCCGGGAGTACATCAACTTTATGACTGAATCGGAGCACAACAATGAGCTGCTGTTCCGGGAAGTGATTCGGTTTCAGACCGAGAAAGGAGCCAACCATGAGAAAGAGTAATCGCCCGCCGGAGCCCGGCGCACGGGGGCTTCTGCGCCTGACCTGCCCCTGCTGCGGCAAGGAGCTCGGTACATATCTCCACGTTCCGCAGATGTCCATAGGCTGCCGCTGCGGGGCTACGATCTCGCTTGAGAGGGGGCTTGCCCCCTATGAGTTCGCCTGCGGCTGCTGCGGGCTGGTGGCCAAAGGCAAGACCAACATCATGGAGCTGGAGATCACCATTCCCTGCAAGTGCGGCAATCCCATCACGCTGCACTGGAACAAGGACACACGGAGGTACACAGAATGAACTGGGCAATTGTGATTCCGGTCGGCATCGGCATCGCGGTGCTGCTGTCCATCGCGCTTGTCGCAATCAATGTTTCCGGGCAGATCAGCCGGCAGGAAGAGGCCGACGAGGTCAGGTTCTACTGGGACAGTATGCTTATGTACTCCAAGAGAGTCAGCCCTGATGCCCCGCCAGACTATGAAATCAAAACGCTTTACGAGAACCGCAAGGATTTTTGTGCGGGATGTGCAGAGTACCACTTCTGCCGCAGCGCAACGATGGTTTACACGCATAGCCTGCGCAGAAACGGTTATCCATGGATCTGTCTGAAAAGGGGGTGTTCAAAATGACACTGGAAGAAGCACTGCGCTTTATCGACCCGGAAACCGACATGGACGCTCTGGCCGAGGTCGAGTATTACAATGGCTTCAAGGGCAAGGAGGCCGCAGCGAAGACCCTCCGGGAAGCCAGCCAGATGGTCGTTGATTTTATCCGTCGTGTATCGTGGCACGATGCCAAAAACCCGCCGCCTGTCCACGATGAAAGCTGGGAGAACGCAGGAGAAAAGCACTGCTGCATTATGAGCGAAATGGTGTGGGTCTGCTGCGAGAGCCGGAACACCATGAAGGGCTGGATTGAAAACGGCAAGTGGTACATCGAGGATGGCCGCCCAGCGGCAGATACGCCCTATGGTCCCGTGAAGTTCTGGGCTCCGCTTCTGGAGCCGCCGGAGGTGACAAAATGAAAATCATCACAGTTGAGCATGAGGTTTCGCCGGAACACGGGAAATGCACATTCGGTGGGGACTATTACGGAAAAGATGTGTGCAAGTACCATGCACTTCGCACTCAAACCCATGGACGCAAGGCTCCGCCAGAATACAGAAAGCCCAAATGCTTGCTGTTCGATTGCTGGCTTGAGCAGCCGTACAAGAAATGCGAGGCTTGCCGAAAAGCCTGCGAGGAGGGCGAGTATGACAAACGGTGATTTTATCCGCTCCATGACGGACGAGGACATCACGGAGAACCTGACACCGGGCATATGCAACCTTGTTCAGCATCGTGATCCGGAGCGTTGCCAGACCCGCGAGCACTGTTTCCACTGCGTCAAGGACTGGCTGAAAGAAGAAAACAAAATCATGGTGAGGGCTGACCAATGGAAAAACTGATTGACTTTTCCGAACCGATTCTCCGGCTGGTCCTGCCGATTCTCCTGAAAGACCAGACCACCGGGAAGAATATCATCTGGGCAACAGACCCGCCACCCAAGGTGGACTGCGGACCAATGGGCGAAATCACGATAGAGCAGCTTGACAGAATTAAGCTGATGCCCCGCGTCCAGAAGCGGCTATCCGAGCAGAAAAAGCGCACAAGAGGCAAGGCCGAGGTTTTTACCCCGCTGTGGGTGGTCAAAAAGATGGCCGACCACGCCGAGCAGGAACTGAACAAAGGCAACTGGGAGCAGTTTGTACATGAGCGGTGTTTGGAGATCACCTGCGGGGAGGCTCCGTTCCTCACCAGCAGATATGACCCAACCACAGGAGAGCCTGTCGCAATCCCTGACCGCGTTGGCATTCTGGACAGAAAGCTAAGGGCGATTCAGGAGAACGCAAACCACAAATTCCAGTGGAAAGCACTTGTGTCAAGCGCATATCAGTCGGTTTATGGATATGAGTATCAGGGCGACAACCTTCTTCTGGCGCGGGTGAATCTGTTCTTGACATTCACCGAAAACTGGATTGAAAAACTGGGATTGCCAATAAGCGCAAGCTGGGCCATAGCGGTTGCAACAAGAATCTCATGGAACATCTGGCAGATGGACGGGCTGAAAGATACTGCGCCCGGCACTGATACCCTCTGCCTGATTTACGACTGGGAGAAAAACGAGGAAGTAACATTCCGACAGATAAAGGAAGAAAGCGATAATGTCTGACAAGGCGATTTCCGGCGAATACGAAGGAGGTAAGCAAACAGATGGAAATGTACATGGCAATCTATAAATGCCGCCTCTGCGGAAAAGAATTCTGTCACTCTGGAACAGGCGACAAGGACACGGCGGCCACGGCCACTATGTATACAGTCCTCGAATCTTCTGGCATCACCCCGCAGTTTGAATCCCCAAACGCGCCAACACAGTTTGAATTTCACAGCTGCAAGGATGGAAGCTACGGGATGGGTGATTTCTTGGGCATGAGAAAAACGGAAAAGGACAATGAAAATGAAGTATCGCATTGAGGTTTCGGAAGAACAGCTGCGCGTCATCGGACTGGCTGTGGACGAGTACATGAGGCTGCGCATGGGACAGTTCGATGATTTGGCCGAAGATCTGGCGTATGACGGCATACCCCGCGTCAAAGCTCTCACTGGAAAGTACACTTACGATACAGACCTTCAAAAGCGGTGCAGCAACATCAAAAATTTGTTTGAGACCGCCTACAAAATGGCTTTCCCGCCGCACGGCTACCGTGGACGGCAGCACGATTCATGGGGAACGTGTATCGACCTTGTACACGCCATCGAGCACCAGCAGTGGCTGGACAGTCCGAAAGACAAGCGGGAAAAGCCGCGCACAACAATCCGTTCTTTCGAACCTGTTCCGCTGGGGCATGAGCCGTTCCCGAAAATTGAGAGGGTGGAAGAATGAGCTGCCTGTCTTGTGAGAACTACATACCCCTCGACCCACCCATCCAACGCACCGATTCCAACGGCCAGACCTACAAGGTGCCGGGATTGTGCAAAATTGGAGCGGACCACATAATTTCTGGGTTTCCTGTCTATCTTCCAACGGCAAAATGTGATAAAATAACAGAAGCACCGTTGCAAAACGGCAGCTGAATTATGACGGAGGTAGGCTGTGACATTACAGGAATTGTCCAAGTATTATGACATTCAGATGACCCTCGAAAAAGACCGTGAAGCCTTGGAGAATCTTCGGCAGAAAATCAATCCTGCCTCCCCACAGCTAACGGGTATGCCACATACGCCCGGTGTTCGGGACAAGGTGGCGGATCTGGCTGTGGAACTGGCTGACATGGATGAACGTGTCCGCTGGTTGGAGGAACAGGCAGCGGAAGAAAAGCCCAAGGTCGAGGCGTACTGCAAGAGCATCATGGATGCCCGGCTTTATCTGATCTTCCGGCTGCGGTTTGTCCGCTGCTACTCGTGGGCAGAAGTTGCTGGAGCACTCGGAAAGTGTTACACGGAAGCCGGGGTCAGCCGGATGGCCTACAACTACCTCGAATCACATTGACCGATAAGCCCTGCATTTGCGGGGCTTTTTATTTTTGCCCGAAAAACTCAAATTTAACCTCAAATTATCATAAAATACGGCCAAATATAGAAATGAGTTTTACATTTTGGCTGCCAAAAGTTAAATTCAAACTGAAAATATCAAAAGTCAATGCAGATTGTTTCACACGGTGATGGACGGTGTAGGACGGTTTCATACGGCGCGTAATGCCGTGCAATAAACAAGAACGACCAGCAACGAAGAAGAACGAAAGCCAACGAGCAGCAACGAGCAGCAACGCTTTGATATGGATTCAGATGACAACGGATGCTCCCGGTGATATGATTAGGATGCAAAATCCGAATCAAGCCAAGCGGTGCCTGCCAGAAATGGCGGGTGCCGCTATTTTTATACCTGAAAGGAGGATTCCGAGCCGCACGCTGCTCTCCTTTGCGTGTGGCATTACCGCAGCACCCCGAAAAGCCGAGGTGCTGCAAGCTGGACATTTCGCCGTGTCCAGCCGCAAAGAAGGAGATTTTTCCATGTATCAGAAAATCAAGGCGAAATTCAAGGCAAGTCCCACTATTTTCTACGCCTGCTCCATCGTTGCATCGTGGGCAGGAGTAGCAGCTTGATGAACTTCCGCACCATTGCATTGCGATACGGAGCAGTTCCGGCAATCATCTGGGCAGTGTTCAATTCCCTGGCATGTATCACGTTCGGTTTGTTCGCTGACCGTGTTCCGTCCATTCGGCGCATCATGCAGAGCAAGGTGATGTTCTACTTCATCGGTCTGCTGACGCTGTTTCAGACGTGGACTCAGATGAGCGGCATCTACGAGATCTTTGGCGATACACCCGTTGGAACCAAGGGCGGCATGATTATCGTGTACGTCACCTGTGTGGCGTTCCTGATTATGTTGCTCAAAGACGGCATGATTCGCAACGTGCTGTCCGATGGCTTTTCATGGGTGGTCGTTTATGGCCTGCTGGCCGTAGTAGTGGCTGCTGCTCTGGTGTACACTGGCGGCACGTTCGCCGTCATCGACCCCGGTGTAAACGCCGCTGGCATTAAGGCTGGCGTGTACAACGGCTTACTTCTGCTGCCCGGCCCATTTGCTTGTCCGTATTACTATTCGCTGTTTGAGTACAACGATAAAAATGCGGACGGCACCAAGCGCGGCAACATGAAAAAGGCCTTCGTGCTGGCGGGCGTGATGTTTGGCATCTACATGGTGCTGGCTGCGCTGCTCACGTGGGTGCGCTTCAGCCCGGTGCTGAACGTAATGAAAGCTATTTTGATTACGGTCATCGCCATTTCCTCGCTGTCTACCTATCTCTACTGCGAATATCTGGTTTTCGGCAAGAAGTTTGGCTTCGCACTGGATGTTCTCACCGTGGCCTCGTGGCAGATCCTGATTCCGCTTGGCGTTATGGGCATCTGGCAGCTGATGAGCACGATCCGCATCTACGTTGTCGTAGCCGCCGTCCTGTTCTCCATCGTTCTGGACCTCGTTTCTGACAGGAAGGAGGCCGCACGATGAACATCACGGTAAAGAAGCTGGCAGAGCTGCATAAGCCTGCCCACAACATCCGCCGGCACTCCGACAAGCAAATCACCGAGTACATCCGCAGCATTGAGATGTTCGGTCAGGTGAAGCCGCTGGTCGTTGCCGAGGATGGCGAAATCATTGCCGGCAACGGTCTGTACGAAGCCCTGCTCCGCATGGGTCGGGAAACCTGCGACTGTTATGTGATGGTCGGGCTGACCGATGTGCAGAAGAAAAAGCTGATGATGGCCGACAACAAGGTCTATGAACTCGGCTTTACCGATGTGGATGCCATCGAAGAACTGGTCAAGGAACTGGACGGCGATGTGGACGTTCCGGGCTGGGATGCTGACCTGCTGGAAATGCTGAACAGCACCACGGATGAAGCTGATGAAGTAATCAGTTCCTACGGCGATTTCCCGGAAAACGAGATCGCACCCATCAGCCGCCATCAGGCAGAGGAACACGTTCCGTATGCCGAAACACCGACCTACCCGGTGGCTCCCGCCCCGCAGCCTGCTCCTACCGTCTCCGCTGCCCCGCAGCAGCCCTCCACAGTGCTGGAGGTGTCTACACCTTCTGAACCGCAAACAGCTGCTCCAGAGGCGGACGGCGGCGTGGAGCAGCGCAGGTGCATCCGTTGCCCGAAGTGTGGTGAACTGATATGCCTGTGAAAGTAGTGGAAAGCAGCATGAACGTGCTGCAAGCGGCGAAAATCCGTATCCGCAATGTGTTCGCAAACGGCTGCAAAATCTATCTGTCGTTTTCCTCCGGCAAGGACAGCCTGTGCATGGCCAACCTCGTGTATGAGATGATTCTCTCCGGCGAACTCGACCCCAAGCAGCTGACGGTGACATTCATTGACGAAGAAGGGCTTTACCCCTCCATGGTCGATGCAGCGCACCGCTGGCGGCGCAACTTCCTGTCGGTCGGCGCGAAATTCCTGTGGTTTTGCTTGCCATTCAAGCAGGTGTGCGTGATAGACCACCTTTCCGCGTCAGAATCGTGGATAACATGGGAGCCGGGCAAAGAAGATGTGTGGATGCGTACCCCGCCCGATTTTGCCATCAGGTACAGCCCATACCTGCACCACCCCGGAGAGATGAACTACCAGACGTTCTGCGAAAAGGCGTTCCGCGACGGCATTCAGCTGGTCGGCCTGCGCACGGCAGAAAGTCTGACCCGCTTTAAGTGCATCGCCAACACCAAGATGGAACGTATCACAAAAGGCGGCAAGTTCTATCCCATCTACGATTGGGCCGATTCCGATGTTTGGCTGTACATCAAAGAGCGAAACCTTGAATTCCCTGAAATCTATATGCGTTTGTACGAAGCTGGTGTGCATAAAAATGCACTCCGGCTTTGCGCTTTCTTTGGAGATACCAGCACACAAGGCCTACGGTGGGTTGCAGAAACCGACAACGACCTGTGGGAGCGTATCCAGCGGCGAGAGCCAAACGCCTACCTCGTTCTGCTTTACTGGGATTCCGAGATGTTCCGGCGCAGCACCCGCAAGCGGCGTGAGCTGGAAGCAGATACCGAACAGAAGGATTATAAAGCCCTCTGCAAAGACCTGCTGTTCCTCCACCCGGAGCGGTACACCATCGCCAAGGACACCTTATCCCACATCGACCACTGGCGAGGCCTGTTCATAAAGACCTATGGTATCGCTGAACAGAAGCACTACAAGACCATGTATGAGGGGCTGCTGTACGGAGATCCCAAGATGCGTATCCTGCGCATCCTCTGGACCACCATCTACAACGACCACAACGCCCGCATCAAGGAGGAGCAGAACCATGGAAAACATTGACGTATTCGCACCGCTGGCATCCCTCCAGTGGGTAGACCGCAACACCATCCACGCCAACGACTACAACCCCAACAAGGTCAGTGAGGAGAACCTGAAGCTGCTGGTGCAGTCCATCCTGACCAACGGCTGGACGCTGCCCATCGTGGTACGCCCGGACGGAACCATCATTGACGGCTTCCACCGCTGGACAGTATCAGGCCGTGAACCGCTGCTGTCCCTGCTGGGCGGCAAGGTGCCTGTCGTAGTCGTAGACCATCACGGTGACGAGAGTGCCGACGTATACGGCACCATCACCCACAACCGCGCCCGCGGCACACACCTGCTCGACCCCATGAAAGCCATCGTGAAGAAGCTCATGGACGAGGGCAAGACCGTGGACGAGATCGGCAAGCAGCTGGGCATGAAGCCCGAAGAGATCTTCCGTCTGTCCGGCTTCACCAAAGACGAGTTCCTGAACATGATGACCAAAGACCATCCGACATACTCCAAGGCCAAGGTCATCCGCAGCATCTGAGAGAGGAGCGTATCAAAATGCCTGTCGTAGACATCTACGTTAATAAGCCTGTACCTGTGCAGGACATGGAGTTCACCTTCGTGTATGACCCTGCAATGGTTGACGCTGCGTTCCACCCGCCCGACAGCGGGCAGGAGAAGCCGTTCGGTGCTGAAAAGGTACTGTGACGGGGGTGCCCTACCATGAGCGGGCTCGTCGACCCCGAAATCGTGCTAGTTAGTAAGGGAAAAATCAGCCATTTCGTTACGCTTTGTATAACGAATTTCAAGGAATTTTCCAGATAGTTTTACCAGAAAAGGAGGTGGTTTCTGGATGCCTACAAAAGAAAGACTTGCTGACAGAAACGTGACCACCACCGAACTGGCTCTGATACTGGGAATCACAGGCCGCAGAGTGCAGCAGCTGACACAGGATGGTGTGCTTACCACCGTCAGCCGGGGCAAGTTCGTCTTGTCTGATGCCGTGCAAGCCTACATCGGCAGCATCTCCCGTGGCGGACTGACCAAGGAAGAAGCGGAGGAAGCCAAGAAGATTGAGCGGGTCAAGGCCAAGGCTGAGGCCACACTCAAGACCAGCAAGGCCAAAATCGCACAGGCAGAAGCCAAGGAATTGTCCGGGCAGATGCACCGCAGTGAGGATGTGGCAGCCATGACCGCCGAACTTATCTACACCATCCGGGGTGCGCTGATGGCGTTGCCCAGCCGGGTGGCCATCAATGCCGCTGCTCTGTCTGACCCTGCTGAGGTCGCAGAGTATATGCGCGGCGAGGTCAATCAGATTGCGGAGGAAATCGCTCTGTTCCGCTATGACCCGGCCAAGTATGAGGCTCGCGTTCGGGAACGCCGGTCGTGGACTGATAAACTGGGCGGTGACGAGGATGAGTGACAACGCCGCAGTAGACCGCCTGAATGCTCTGGTGGCGAAGCTGGTGGCAGCTATTCGCCCGCCGCCCAACGTGACGGTCAGCGAGTGGGCAGCACAAAACCGCGTCCTGTCCCCAGAAGCCTCTGCCGAACAGGGCCGCTGGCGCAACAGCCGAACGCCCTATCTGGTGGAAATCATGGACGCATACTCTGACCCTCGCGTCCATCACATCGTTGTCGTTGCGTCCTCGCAGGTCGGCAAATCGGAGTTCGAGAACAACGTCATCGGCAGAACGATTGACGTTGACCCCGGATCTATCCTTTTTATCCATCCGGTTCAGACTGATGCCAAGGAGTACAGCAAGCTGCGTATCGCTCCCATGATACGAGACTGCCCTACCCTGCGGGCAAAGGTGGCAGAGAGCAAGAGCCGAGACAGCGGCAACACCATTCTGCAGAAATCTTACCCCGGCGGCATCCTGACCATGTGCGGCTCCACCGAGGCACACGCTCTGGCATCGAAACCCATCCGCTATGTGCTGGGCGATGAACGTGACCGCTGGGCTACGAGTGCCGGCACTGAGGGCGACCCTTGGGAACTGGCGATGGCCAGACAGACCACATTCTACAACGCCAAGGCGGTGGAGGTCAGCACCCCAACCATCAAGGGGCACAGTGCCATCGCCAAGTCCTACGTAAAGGGCACGATGGAACGCTGGGTATCCCAGTGCCCGCACTGCAAGGGCTTCCACGAACTGCGCTGGGAAGATATTCGGTACGATTACGACACCATCGAGACCCACGGTGAGAAAACCTACAAGGTCAAGGATGTGTGGTATCTCTGCCCGGAGTGCGGCTGCATTTCGGACGAGGTGACCATGAAGCGGGCACCCGCTCACTGGCAGGCCGAAAACCCGGCAGCCTACGAGAACGGCATCCGCAGCTTCTGGCTTAACAGCTTCGTCAGCCAATGGGCGGCATGGAAAGACACCGTGCTGAAATACCTGAATGCCTTGGGCGATACCAAGAAGATGCAAGTTGTCTACAACACCCGCCTTGGGCTGCTGTGGGAAGACCGTGGCGATGTGCAGGACGAGGATACCATGCTGGGCCGTAGGGAGGAATATCCCGCAGAACTGCCGGAGGGTGTTCTGGTGCTGACTGCTGGCGTTGACACGCAGGATGACCGCATGGAGTACGAGATCGTGGGCTTCGGCCACTTCGGGGAAACATGGGGCATCGAAAAGGGCATCGTCAACGGCAGACCTGACAGCGATGAAGTCTGGCAGCAGCTGGACGAACTGGTGTTTGACCGCAAGCTGAAATTCGCCGATGGCGTGGAACTGCCTGTGTCCATCAAATTCGTGGACGAGGGCGGTCATTTCACCCAAGAAATACGCCAGCGGTGCCATGACCGCATAGGCAAAAAGGTTTTCTGCATCAAGGGCTTTCCCGGCTCTGACAGGCCGTTCACTGGCCCGCCGAAGCAGCAAAAAATCACGGTGCAGAACCGCTACATCGGGATGTGCTGGCAGTACCAGTTGGGCGTTGACTCCGGCAAACAAATCATCATGGACGACCTGAAAGTGCAGGAGCCGGGTGCCCGGTACTGCCATTTCCCGCGCCGGGATGATTACGGCCTTGGCTATTTCAACGGCCTGCTGTCTGAGCATCTGGTTTACAAGGATGGCCACCGCAATCCGTGGCAGTGGGAGAAAATCTCCGGCCATGAGCGCAACGAGCCGCTGGACTGTAGAAACTATGCTCTTGCGGCTTTCAAGGTGCTGCCGAAAGACCTCGATGCCATTGACCGCAGGCTGAAACAGCTGCGTGGCAAGGCAGTCGATACCCCGGCAGCAGTAAATATTCAACAACCCATCTCCCGCTCCCAGCCAACCGGCAGGAAGCGGGAGAAACTTTTAGATGACTGGTGAGGTGTGAGATATGGATACCGTGACCATCAAAAAGCGGCTGGAGTTCCACACGCAGCGGCTTGATGACCTGTATGTGGCCTACCACAAGCTGCTCTCCGGCGGCGTGAAAAGCTACCGTCTGGATGACCGGGAACTTACACGCCTCGACCTCGGCAAACTCAGTGATGAAATCAAAGAGGCCGAGGAAAAAGTCGATGAACTGACCGCGCTGCTGAATGGACAGGGTGCCCGCAAGGCATTCGGCGTTATTCCGCGCGATTGGTGATTTTTTAGGGTGACAGCCCATCTGGGCTTTTGCCGCGGGCTGGCTGCTTTTTACTCCTTTCCCCAGCCAGCCCGCTTAGTTTGAAATTTACGGAGGCGATTACTTTTGAGCGTCAGATACCGCGTCACTGCTGCACCGCAAGCCAGCGGATACAGCGAAGCGGGCGCATCCTACAAGCGGCGCGCGCTACGGGCATTCTTCCCCAACAGCAACTCGCCGAGCAGCGATATACACGACAATGCCGACACCCTGCGGCAGCGCAGCCGGATGCTCTACATGAGCGCACCGATTGCCACGAGTGCCATCAACACAAACCGTACCAAGGTGGTCGGCACTGGCCTGACCCTGAAAGCTACTGTTGACAGGGATGTGCTGGGGCTTTCCCCGGAGGCAGCCAAAGAATGGCAGACCAAGACCGAGGCGGAGTTCCGGCTTTGGGCAGAGAACCGTCGCAGCTGTGATGCCATGGGGCTGAATAACTTCTACGGTTTGCAGCAGCTGGCCTTGAAAAGCTGGCTCATGAGCGGCGATGTGTTCGCCGTGGTGAAAATCCGCAACCCGGACAAGCTGCATCCCTATGGCCTGCGGCTGCATCTGGTGGAGGCCGACCGAGTGTCCACCCCAGACAAGTGCGGCGGTCTGCTGGATGGTCTGGGCTACACTGAGGGCAAGAATCCCAGCAACGACAATAAAATCTATGACGGCGTGGAAGTAGACAGCAGCGGCGCAATCGTGGCCTACTGGGTGCGCAACACCTATCCGCACGAGTGGAAGAGCGATACGACCACATGGCAGCGGGTGGAAGCGGTTGGCGCAAAGACCGGGCTGCCCCAGATCCTGCACATCATGGAATCGGAACGCCCGGACCAGTACCGCGGCGTTCCGCTCATTGCACCCATCATCGAACCGCTGCTCCAGCTGCGCAGATACACTGAATCGGAACTGATTGCTGCGCTGGTTCAGAGCTATTTCACCGCGTGGATCGTAAGCAATACAGCCAAGAACGGTATTCCGTTCAGCGAGGTGGGCGGCGGCGACCTGAACGGCGTTCCGGTGGATAATCCGCAGACCGACAATGCCAGCCACAGCGAGAATGAATACGAGATGGGACCCGGTCAGGTGTTCCACCTCGGCAAGGACGAGGATATCAAGTTCGGCAGCCCGAATGTTCCGACCGCTGGCTTCGATACGTTCGTCAAAACGCTGTGCAAACTTATGGGCGGTGCCATTGAGATGCCGTATGAACTGCTGCTGAAAGAGTTCAACGCCAGCTACTCGGCAAGCCGCGCCGCCCTGCTGGAGGCATGGGAGGCGTTTAAGATGCGCCGTACATGGTTGGTGGACAGCTTCTGCCAGCCTGCGTATGAAATCTGGCTGGCGGAGGCCGTAGCCCGTGGGCGAGTAATCGCTCCGGGCTTTTTTGATGACCCGTTGCTCCGTGCAGCGTGGTGCGGTGCCCGCTGGATTGGCCCTGTGCAGGGCAGTCTTGACCCACAGAAAGAGGTCGAGGCAGCAATCCTCCAGACCCACCACGGCTTCCGCACCCACGAGCAGGTCACCCGTGAAATGGGCGGCGGCGACTGGGAAGAAAACGCCGAACAGCTGGCTCGTGAAAACGAGATGCTGAAAGCCGCTGGCAGCGAGGGCGTAATCGAAACCACCGCCAGCATCACAACACAGGGAGGTACACAAAATGCCCAAACCGAATAACAGCCCGCAGGTGAGCATCCAGCGACCCTGCTATGCGATGGCCAGTACCGATGGCCAGACCGCCGATATCACCATGTACGGCGAAATCGTGGAAACACAGCCTATCGACTGGTGGACTGACGAACCGATTCCGGGGCAGTACATCATCGAGAGCGAGTTCCTGTCGGACTTGCAGCAGGTCGAGCACTGCTCGGAGATCACCATCCGCATGGACAGTCTGGGCGGCGATGCTGGCGTTTCCATCTTGATTCACAACAGGCTGCGTGAGTTGGCCGCTAAGGGCACGAAGCTGACCTGTATTGTGGATGGTGTGGCTATGTCTGGTGGCAGTCTTATCATGTGCGCTTGCGATACCGTCAAGGCAAACCCCAGCAGCCTTGTGATGATTCACAAGTGCTGGTCCCGCTTCTTTGGCAGCTACAACGCCGATGAATTGCGCAAGGCGGCAGAAGCCAATGATGCGTGGGACAAGAGCCAAGTGGCTATCTACAAGCGCAAGACCGGGCTTTCCGAAACCGTGCTGCTGCACATGATGGGCGACACTACCTACATGACAGGCAAGGAAGCCATCGAAAAAGGCTTTGCCGATGAACTGCTGGACGATGCCGAGCCTGTGGCAATTTCCGCAAGCGCAGACCGCCAGACCATCTACGCCAAGGGCCACGCCCTGCACCTGATGCCGGGCGTGAAGCTTCCCGACAACATCCCTATGGCTAAAGCGGCTGCACCTGCTGCCGCTGCTGCAAATACACCGGCGGCACCCGCCGCCCAGTCCAACGAAGGAGGACAATCCACTATGGCAAACAATGCAAATCCCACCCCTGCAACCCCCGCAGCGGAAAACCAGCAGGCCGCAGTTGATGCAGCCGTGATTGCAGAGCGCAACCGTCTGGCCGAGATTGATTCGGTGGCAAGCCTGTTTGACCCTGCTCTGGTGCAGGAGGCAAAGTACGGTGAGACCGCCTGCGATGCTCGCGAACTGTCGTTCCGCGCCGCCAAGGCTGCTGCCACGCAGGGCCATGAGTTTCTGAAGAATCTGGCAGCGGACAACGCCGCATCTGGTGCACAGAACGTGGAAGCTGTTCCGGGCGCGTCTGCATCTGGCAGCCCGGAATCTCTGCCCGATGCAAAGGGCAATGTGCCCAAGACGCAGGCTGAGCGCATGGCTGCTGCCGAAGCAGCCGTCGCCGAACTGCTCGACGATGACAAGAAGTGAGGAGGAACACTACTATGAGCGAACTGAGCAAATCTCTCGGCACCATGGAATTTGATGGCCTGATCGCCGACATCAACCCCAAGCTGGTTGTCAGCGGCGGCACCATCCGCAAGCTGTCCAAGGCCGATACCATCAAGCGCGGCACCGTTCTGGCTAAGTCCGGCGGCACTGCTGGCGATAACAAGCTGGTCGTGCTGGGCACCGCTGCTGCCAGTAATGAGGTGCTTACCGCTTACTGCATCCTGTGTGATGACGTGGCCGTTGGTACCACTGACGATGTGATTGCCCCGGTGTACCTGATGGGCTGCTTCAACTCCAACAAGGTTATCGTGGCCGACAGCTACACCATGACCGAGGCTGACAAGGATGCCCTGCGCAACGGTGGCATCGTCTTCAAGGCCGCTGCACCCGCACTGTAAGGAGGATATAACAATGCCTGCTGAACTGAATTTTTTCGATACCTACACTCTGATGGCTGTGCAGCGGCGCGCCGTTCCCAGACAGACCTTCTTCCGTGACCGCTACTTCGGCACCGATGACGGCGATATCTTCAACTCCGACAAGGTTCTGACCGAGTACATGGATGGTGACCGCAAGATGGCCGCGTTCGTTGGTCCTCGTGTCGGCGCAATCCCGATGGAGCGCATGGGCTACGAGATCCACGAGTTCGAGCCTGCTGCTATCGGCGTGAGCCGCGAACTGTCCGCCGATGATCTGACCAAGCGCGGCTTCGGCGAGGCCATCTACGCCAACAGCTCTCCCGCCCAGCGTGCCGCAAGGCTGGTTCAGAACGACCTCGTGGACATGGACAACCGCATCATCCGCACCGAGGAGTGGATGTGTGCACAGACCATGCTGGAGAACGGCTGCACCATGCAGGAGATGATCGACAACCAGACCAAGGGCGAGGCCAAGGTCGTGAAGTTCTACAACCCCGGCCACGAGAATGACCACCTGTACACTGTGGCGCACAAGTGGTCTGAGGATACCGGCGACTTCTTCGGCGATGTTCCTGCCATGTGCCGTCTGCTGTCCAAGCGCGGCCTGCGCGCCGTTGACCTGCTGCTGGGCGCCGATGTGTACGATGCCGTCCTGAACATGGAAAAGGTTCAGCGTCTGCTGGATAAGAACTCCGGCATCATCGTCGGCAAAATCGAGCAGGAACTGAGCGCATACGATGGCGTTACCTACGGCGGCACACTCAACTTCCGTGGCTATAAGCTGAACCTCATCTCCGTGGATGAAACCTACGTCGACACCGCCAACGCAGAGCAGCGTTACTTCCCGAAGACCGATGCGCTGATTACGGCTCCGGCCTGCGGTCACCTGATGTATGGTGCTATCACTCAGATCAACTACGGCGATACCAAGCACTCCACCATCGCCGCCCGCCGCGTTCCCAAGTTCAGCATCGATCAGGAGAACGATGTGCGTAAGATGAGCCTGAAGACCCGCCCGCTGGCTGCGCCCAAGAACTATATCCCTTGGATTCACGCCAAGAACGTGGTCGGTTAAGCCCGGCCTGAAAGGAGTACACCGATGATTGTTGAAATTCTTTGCGGCGGCTACGGCTGCCCCACCAAGACAGGTGTTCACACTGTTTCGCGCGGCGAGCGGTGTGAGGTCAGCGATGCCGAAGCAGCCCGCCTTATCGGGCTGGGTGTGGCGAAATACGCGTTTTCTGCGCCCACTGCCCCGGAAACTGTCCCTGCGGACGTTCCGGCAACTGCGGAAGGTAACGACACCCCCGCGGCCGAAACCTCGCAGAACGGCTCTGAGGTGGCACACCTCGACCCCGACCAGCTGCACGACATGACCGTTGCTAACCTGAAAAAGCTGGCAGCGGATATGGGCATCGACACTAAGCAGCTCAAGACCAAGGACGCACTCATTCAGGCTATCTGCGCCGAGGACGTTGTGCCCGGTGACGAGTGCGCCGATGGTCCTGAACTGGCAGCTGCGATGCCCACGGCGTGAGTGCCTTTAAGGACGCTGTGCAGGAAGACCTGAACAGCGTCTTTCTGAATCTGGACGAGTTCGCCGAAACGCACACTGTCTACTATGATGGAGAGGAATACCCTGACGTTCCTCTGGTTCTGACAGGCCTCTCCGAAAAGGAGCGTGTGCGCCAGACCATCAGCGACCATGCGCAGGGCCTGTACCGGGTCAGCCGGGTGCTGCACTGCGATATTGCAGCCCTCGGCGGGAAACAGCCGGAGAAGGACTGCAAGCTGGGCATTGACGAGGACGGATTCGTCCGAAACTACTATGTGGCATCCTCTGTCTGCGAGATGGGGATGCTGCGGGTGGAACTGGAGGCGATTGACGAATGAGTGATGTGACAACGGACACCATGATGCACAGCGTAGCTGCTGGCATTACCGTTGACATTGCAGAGGAAGGATTTGACCGTGTGTCTGCCCTCCTCGCCGGGATTCCCGGAGGCGTCAATCGTGCTGTAGGATCTGCGCTGGCTCGCGCTGCTGCCGCTGGAAAAACGGTGGCTAAACGGGCAGTCACGCAGGAGTATGCCATCAGTGGCAGCGAGTTTTCCAACCGCACAAAGAATATCAACAACATCCAGCGGGGCAGCAATGGCGAGGTTTCTATCAACTTCGGCTACCGTGGCAGCGTCATCCCCCTTAGAGTTTTCGATACCAAGGTGGACCGCAGCGGCCGCGTGGTAACTCGTGTGAAGAAGTCTGGCACCAGACAGGCACTGGACCACGCTTTCGAGGCGAAGATGGGCTCCCACTACGGCGTTTACGAACGGCAGGGCGAAAAGCGGTTCCCGGTCAAGGAACTGTTTGGCCCTGCCACCCCGCAGATGATGTACTCCAACGAGAATGTCATGGACTCCATCGAGGAGAAAATGGCATCCACCTACGAGGAGCGTATCGAGCACGAAATCACACGAATTCTGAACGGATGGGGTGTCTGACATGACCAGCGTTGTTTTGCTTGAGCAGCTGAAAGCCTTTACCGAGAAAATCATGGCCGACATGATTCTCCCGGTGGCCATGCAGCAGGGCGATACCGAACAGGCCTACCGTGCCCCGGAAGTTTACATGATGCGGCTTCCTGACAGCCGTTCGGCCAAGAAGAAAGCCCCCTACATCATCCATCGTGTCATCCCACTGGCTACTGAACAGCAGCCCGGCAGCGAAGAGCGCACGGTGGTTTCTGTGCGCTCTATCTTTTGCTGCTACAACCCGGATGAACAGGAGGGCGACCTTGCGCTCCTGAACATGATGGAGCGGTTTCGTGTGGAACTGCTCAAAGTCCGCAAAGTGGGCGGCACCGGGGCAGATGGAAAGCCGCGGTATCAGTTTGCCCTCGACCTTTCTCCCGACCATAAGCTGGAAAGCGTTCCCTATGACGAGGAATCGAAGCCCTACTATGCCGGAGAGATGATTACCTACTGGAAGCTGCCGACCGTGCAGCAAACGGAGGATATTAAGTTATGGCGGTAAAAAAGACCGTGGCGGAACAGTCCGCCGAAAATACCGTGAACGCCGAACCTGCGAAGAGCAAGTTCGGCGTTTCTATTTACGTTGGTCCGTCCATTCTGGGCTACATCCAGAAGAACACGATTTACCCCTGCGCTGCTGCGGAGGCGGTAGACCGTGACGATGTAAAAATCGCCACCGAGAAATATCCCGGCGTGGCCGATTTCATCATCGACATGGACGAGCTTCACACCACGCCTGAAAAGGCAAAAGCACGCGGCGAGGCTATCCTTGCGTATGCCCGGATGCTCGCCAAATCCAAGTAAGGAGGATTACATACTATGGCAGATCATGGTATTAACGTCAGCCGCGCCGACACCGCCGTGGCGACCCCGAACGCCGCAACCTGCGGCATTCCCTTTGTCATCGGTACTGCACCGCTGTCCAAGGCAACTGGCACCGCTGCGACCGCTGGTACCCCGGTGCTCTGCACCGGCTACACCGAAGCGGAGGAACAGCTGGGCTATGACGATGACTGGGCAAAGTACACCGTTTGCGAAGTGATGCACTACCACTTCAAACTGTGCGCTTGCCAGCCTGTCATTTTCCTGCCCCTCGCAGAAAACGCGGAAGCAGCAGCCGTGGCAGCTGCCGTTGAGCAGGTCGAGGCTTGCCTGACTATGTTCGGCATCGTACCCGACCTGATTATGGCACCCGGCTTCTCCAAGGATGCTACCGTTTCCGCTGCAATCGATGCGAAAGCTGGCTCTATCAACGGCATGTTCACTGGCAAGGCTCTGGTGGATATTTCCGCAAAAACCTACACTGCTGCGGTTCAGGCAAAAAACAGCGGCACTTTCACCGAAAAGACCATCCTGTGCTGGCCTAACGGCACTCTGGGCAATCTGAAGTTCCATGGCTCCACCGTCATGGCGGGCTGTCTCGCGGAGACCGACACCAAAAATGGCGGCATCCCTTACGAGAGCCCCTCTAATAAGACTGTCCATATTGATGGTCTGTGCGATGACGATGGCAACGTCATCAATCTGACCTACAATCAGGCAAACGTGGTCGATGCCGCTGGTATCTGCACGTTCCTGAACTTCATGGGTGGCTGGACCGCATGGGGCAACCATACTGCGTGCTACCCCAAGTCCACTGATGTGAAGGATTATTTTATTCCCATCAGCCGGATGTTTGACTATGTTTCCAACACGCTCATCAAGACTTTCTGGTCTAAGCTGGACAAGCCGATGAACCGCCGCCTGATCGACACCATTCTGGACAGCGCGAACATCTGGCTGAACGGTCTGGTCGGTGCAGGCTACCTGCTGGGTGCCCGCGTGGAGATGCTGGAAAGCGAGAACCCTTTGACCAGCCTGATGGCGGGCAAAATCAAGCTGCACGTCTACATGACCCCGCCCTCTCCGGCGCAGGAAATCGACTTCGTGCTGGAGTATGACGCTGACTATGTGACCAGCGCACTCCAGTCCTAAAGAGGAGGTATATCTATGGACCAGTCTGTTATCAACTTTGCTGTCTATGAGGACAGCATCGAATACGAGGGCATGGCACAGGTTACTCTGCCCGATGTTACCATGTTGACCCAGACCGTTTCCGGCTCTGGCATTGGCGGCAACATCGAGGCTGTCATCATGGGCCATCTGGACACCATGACCCTTGGCCTGAACTTTCGCACTACCACGCCTCAGTCGGTCAAGCTGGCAGAGATCCGCCGCCATCAGATTGACCTCCGCGTGGCAAACCAGTACGAGGACAACATCAACGGCACCGTTGATGTTCGTTCTGAAAAGCACGTCATGGTCGTCATCCCGAAGTCCACCAAGGGCGGCACTATCGCCCCGGCGACTCCCGCCAATGGGTCTGGCGAGTACGTTGTCCGCTACTGGGCAACTTATCTCGATGGCAAGAAGGTGCGTGAACTGGACCCCACCAACTTCATTTGCTACATCAACGGCACGGATTATCTGGCAGCTGTCCGCAAGGCACTGGGCAAGTAATCAGAGCCAATCGTTATGCCGGGGCTGCATTTTGCGGCTCCGGCCTATTTTTTAACTGCGAAAGGAGCAGCCGCTATGAACACCACCATCAGCGATAAGGAGTACGATGCAGCCATCGCCGCTGCGAATAAAGCTGCCGCTGACCCTTATGTGTACGTCCACAAGCTTATTCAGCCGTTTGAGTATGAGGGCAAGAAGTACGACACCCTGACGTTTGACTTCGGCAGACTGACAGGCAACGATTCAATTGCAATCGAGGCCGAGATGTCTGCTCTGCGTCAGCCGGTTATCGTGCCGAGTATGAGCGCGGGCTATCTGATTCGGATGGCTTGTCGTGCTTGCACCCAGCCCATCGGCGTTGACGTTATCGGTGCCATGAGCATCCGGGACTATAACACCATCCGCACCAAAGCGAGAAATTTTTTGATGCTGTCGGATGTGTAACCGATGATGGTGGAGAGTGGCTGCGGCGGCAAGCCCTCCTGATGGCGCAGGGAAACAACACCCCTGCACCATACTGGCTTGCCATGCCCCTGTATCAACTGCGGCAATGGATTGATACCAACAATGCCATTGTTGCCGAGCGCGAAAAGGCGAGAAAGGCGAAGTAGTGGCTCGAAAAGAATGGGAGTTGCTGTTCAACCTGTCCGCCAAACAGAACAGCAACTTCTCCAGCACCTTCAAGGCTGCACAGTCTGCTCTTGTGGAAACGCAGAACAGAATCCAGCAGCTGAACAAGGTACAGTCCGACATTTCTGCGTACCAGAAGCAGCAGCAGGCCGTTGACTCCACCAAGCAGCGGTTGGCCGTGTTGCAGCAGCAGTACGATAACATCCAGAAAGAGATTCAGGAGACCGAGGGCTATTCCTCTGCGCTGGAAAACAAGCTGATTTCCAAGCAGGCGCAGATCGACAAGACCACGACCTCCCTGCACACCTATGAGCAGCGGCTGGCCGCCACCGGGACCACCCTGCGGGAAGCTGGCGTGGACACCACGCAGCTGACAGCAGAAACCACCCGGCTGGAAACCGAGGTCGATAAGCTGAAAGACCAGCAGATTGACCTTAAAAAGACCATGGACGAAGCCGGAGAGGGCGCAACTGACTTCGGAAAAAAGTCAGTTGAAGCCATCGATGCCGTTGAATCTGTGCTCGCTACGGCTGGCATCGCAAAAGCCCTTGATGAAATCAAAGACGCATACATGGACTGCATCAACACCGCCGGTGATTTTGAGGCATCCATGAGCAACGTCGAAGCCCTGTCCGGCGCATCCGGCGATGAACTGGAAGCCCTGTCCGACAAGGCCAAGGAGATGGGCGCAACCACCAAGTTTACCGCTGGTGAATCGGCTGACGCTCTATCTTACATGGCTCTGGCGGGCTGGAACACCCAGTCTATGCTGGAGGGTATCAGCCCGGTGCTGAATCTGGCTGCTGCCGCCAACATGGATCTGGCGCAAGCGTCCGATATTGTCACCGACTATCTGACCGCCTTTGGTCTGAAAGCCTCTGACACCACGCACTTTGTCGATGTGATGGCCTACGCCATGGCTCACTCCAACACGGACGTGATCCAGCTGGGCGAGGCATACAAGGCGTGTGCATCCACCGCCACCTCCCTCGGCTACTCTGTCGAGGAAACCACCGCAGTTCTGGCTACTATGGCCAACGCCGGTGTTAAGGGCGGCGAGGCTGGCACAGCCCTGAACGCCATCTTCACCCGCCTTGCCACCAACACGAAAAAGTGCGGTGACGAACTGGCGAACTATGGCGTGAACATCTACGATGCACAGGGCAATATGCAGTCCCTGTCCAGCATCCTTACCGGGATTGCTGGGGTCTGGGGTGACCTGACCGACCAAGAGCAGGCCAACCTTGCCAAGACCATCGCTGGCACGAACCAGTATTCCAAGCTGCAAACCATCATGGCCGGGTGCAGCGAGGCCGCCGCCGAGGGCGGGCAGTCATTCTCTGACTACACCGAAGCCCTGAACAACTGCGCCGGATCTGCCGACAAGATGGCGGGCACCATGCTCGACAACATGAACGGCAGACTGACGCTGATGCAGTCCGCAGCTGACGGCCTGAAAATCGCCATCGGCGAGGATTTGACCCCTGCCATGTCCGGCCTGTACGATGTCGGGGCTAAAGTGCTGGGTTGGATGCAGGGTTTCGTCGAGGAAAACCCCGGCGTGGTCAAGGGCATCGCCGCCGGAACGGTCACGCTTGGCGGCTTGGTTGGAACGCTGACCGCTGTGGCTGCTGGCATCAAGCTGGCTCATGCAGCGGCAACGTTGTTCACAGGCTCGCTGGCTGGCCTTGCTGGGCCGCTGACGCTTGCATCTGTGGCGATTGCTGGAACGGTCACTCTCGTTACTGCGCTTGCTACATCGTCTGACGATGCCGTTCCGTCTGTTAAGGAATTGACCAGCGCGGCGCGAGAGATGGGCGACAGCATGGAGGAAGCTGGCAACAACTACGATGTCACACTCTCCAACATGGAAGCTACCGCCAGCGTTGCCGACCAGTACATCAGCAAGTTGGAGGCCATCGAAGCTGCCACAAACGGCAATACTGCCGGGAATGCCGAGTATCACGATACCCTTGCCCGTCTGTCTGCGCTGGTGCCCAGTCTGGCAGATGATATTGACCTTGAAACAGATTCCATCAAGGGCGGCACCGAAGCCCTGCGCCAGCACACGGACGCTTATGTGGCCGATGCAAAGGCGCAAGCCCGGCAGGAATACCTGAACGGTCTATACGAGCAGTACAACAATGTGCTGGTCGAAAGTGCGGAAAACGAGACCAAACTTGCTACCGCACAGGCCAAGGTCGAAAAGTCCAATGCTGGGATGTCCGCTGCTTATGATAAGCTGCTTACTACCCTCGGCATGACGGACGAGCAGTTTAAGCTGACCTATGGCACTGTTCAGGATCTTCCGTGGCGCACTATGAGCGAGGATGTGCAGCAGCTGCGCACCGAGTACATGGGATATTCGGATGACCTCGTTACCGCCCAGCGAGAAGTCGAAAACTACACCGAGGCCGTAGAGCAGGATCAGGAGGCCATCGATGCAGCTGAGGCCGAGTATCAGGAAGCCAAGGATGCAGTCGATTCCCTGAACGCGGCGCAGCAGGATGCCGCCAACAGCGCAAACGATGTGGCTGCACAGGAACAGGCTGTCACCGATGTTGTCAACGATGCCGAGGCAGAGATTCAAGAACTGGTTTCGGCATACACGGACGCTTACAATGCGGCCTATGACAGCATCACCAAGCAGTACGACCTGTGGGATACCGCCGAAAAGGTTGTTGCAACCTCCGCATCCAGCATCAACTCCGCGCTGGAAAGCCAGATCACCTACTGGGACAACTACAACCAGAATCTCGAAAGCCTGACCGAGCGCGCTGCCGATATTGACGGCTTGAGCGATGTTATCGCCAGCTTTGCCGATGGCAGCAAGGATTCCGTGAACGCCATTGCTGGCATGGCAGCTGCATCGGATTCCGACCTCGCAAAGATGGTCGAGAATTACCGTTCCTTGCAGGAGGCGCAGAAAACCACCAGCGAGAGCATGGCCGACCTTGAAACCGGCATGAGCAATGCCATGGACGAGATTGCACAGAATGTGGCGGACAGTGTTGCCGACATGGACTTGAACGACGAGGCCATGAAGAGCGCACAGTCCACCATTCAGGGCTTTATCGATGGCGCAGAGGGCATGATGCCTCGTGTCAAGGAGGCATACGAAAAGGTGGCGAACGCTGCCTCTGATGCGCTGGCCGGGGCAAATAAGCGTTACAACATCGACCAGAAAAACGGCAATATCCCCGGCTATGCAGTTGGCACGGAATCTGCCGCGCCGGGCTTTGCCATCGTTGGTGAGAACGGCCCGGAACTGGTCTACTTCAACGGCGGCGAAACCGTGCTGACTGCGCCGGAGACCCGCGCAGCGTTCAACGAGGCGCGGCAGCTGGAGAAGATCACCAGCACAAATGCGATTGACCTGTCTTCTGTCCGGGATGCCATCCGTGAGGAGCAGGAAGCCCAGACTCTGCGTGAGGAGTACAACCGATACGTAGAAACTGTCAATGGCGGCAATTCGGTCTACTTCAACGGCGGCGAAACCCGCTCCGTTACGGAAGTGCAGCTGCCCGGCGGCTCTGCATCTGGTGGCTCCAACACCAGCAGCGCGGCTCCTATCACCGTTGCGCCTGTTTACCACATCTACGGTATGCGAGATACGGATGAACTGCGAAGCGTCCTGAACGCCCAGAATGACGACCTCCGGGAAGCTGTGCTGGAAATCGTGAGCGACAACGACACCGATAATTTCAGGAGGGGTTACGCATGAGCAAAACCTACACCACCGTGCAGGGCGACCGCTGGGACAGCGTGGCATACACGCAGCTCGGCAGCTGCGCCCTTGCGCCCCGCCTGATGGCTGCGAACTCGCAGTATCTGAACTATTTTGAGTTTCCTGCCGGAATCGTTTTGACGCTCCCGGAAATCGAAACCAAGACCAGTTCGACCCTGCCGCCGTGGAAGAAGGTGGTCACATGAGCGATGAAAATACTGCCCGCCATGCCGAGTGTACGGTGGAGTTTGACGGTGTGGATATTACCAGCAGCATTGCTCCTTACCTGCTCTCCCTGTCCTTTACGGACAACGAGGAAGACGCCAGCGATGACCTGCAAATCAAACTCCAAGACCGTGAGGGTGTCTGGATGACCGACTGGCTCCAGAAGATGATAGACGGCGATGTATCGGCTGCATCTTCCGATGGCTACAAGGTCGGCGATGTGGTGCAGTTCCTTGGCGGTCCGCACTATAAGGCATCCACTGATAAAAAGGCAAATGGCAACCCAAAGGCTGGACCTGCCAAGATCACCATCATCAAGCAGGGCGCGCTTCATCCGTACCACGTCATCCACACCGATGGCACATCTCGCGTCTACGGCTGGGTGGATGCCAGCGAGATCTCCGGCAAGTCTGGCAGCGGCTCTTCCGGCTCCTCCTCCGGCAGCGGAGAAGAAAGCTTGAAAATCCGGGCTACCATCACCGCCTGCAACTGGCACAGTGATGGCAAAGATGAAGCACTGGACTGCGGAACCTTTGAACTGGACAGCGTGGTTGCGTCTGGACCGCCCGGCATTATCACCATCAAGGCCATTGGGCTGCCCTACACGAGCCAGATCCGGCAGACCAAGCAGAGCAAAGGCTGGGAAAAGTACAAGCTGTCCGGCATTGCCAATGAAATGGCATCCAAGAACGGCATGGCGGCTCAGTTTCTTGCAAAGAAAGACCCTGAGTACAAGCGTGTGGAGCAGTACCGCTGCTCCGACATCGACTTTTTGCAGCAGCTTTGCCACGATGCAGGGCTGTCGCTGAAATGCACTGATGGCAAAATCGTCATCTTTGACCAGCAGGAGTACGAGGGCAAGGACGCTGTGTGGACTACCACGCTGGGCGACAAAAGCTATATCAAGTATAGTCATTCACTCGGTCAGGCTGGAACACAGTATGCGTCCTGCCGGGTATCTTACGTTGGGCCTGATGGCAAGGCCATCGAGGGCATTGCCTACGTTAAGGACTACGATGCCAAGAGCAAGACCAATCAGCAGCTGGAAGTCTACGCCCCTGTCACGAGCAAGGCAGAGGCAAAAGAACTGGCTGCAAAGAAACTCCGGCTCTACAACAAATTTGAACGCCAAATGAGCTTCACCTTTCCGGGCGACCCCGGCAAGGTGGCTGGCCTGACGTTCAATGCGGAGGGCTTCGGTCCGTGGTCCGGGAAGTACATCGTGAAGCAGTCTAAGCACACAGTATCTGGCTCTGGTGGGTACACCACGCAAGTCATTGGCCGCCATACGCTGGGAGGTTACTGATGAACATGAACGTCGATGTTCGCATCGGGAAAGTCACCGATGTGAACAAGAAAAAACGCCTTGTGCGCGTGAAGTTCGAGGACACCGGGATTACATCTGGCTGGCTGCCTGTGATGCAGCACTACAAGGCTATCGTATACACCGAGGAGGCGGGGCTGCATGATCACCAGTTTACGCACCCAGCTCCGTATCCACTGAAAATCCTCAACACCCAGAACGGCACCCGCCAGATTTGGGATGAGGAGGAAAAGGTCACGGGCGCGGACAACTCCACTAACCACCAGCATAAGTCCCATGTGGTGTGGTGGGTGCCCGCCATTGATGACATCGTGATCTGTCTGTACCTGCCGTGCTTCAACGCTGACGGCTTCGTGTTGGGAGGGATTTATCCGTGATTGTTGGATGCCTCGGAGGCATTATCTTTGCCGTGTTCGATGGTTACGTCAAAACCATCAAGGACATGGTGCAGAGCGTGTCTGCCAGATACACCACCCACCAGCGTGCTGGAGGCAAGGCTCTGGCCGAGTTTACGGGCACGGATGCAGACACCATCACGTTCGATATTGAACTTTCGGCGTACCTTGGCGTGGCTCCAAGCAATCAGCGCGAGATCCTGAAGGGGTATGTCGATAATCACACGACGCTGCCGTTTGTCCTCGGCAATGAAGTCTTCGGCAGCTATCGGTGGGTCATCAAATCCGTGAAATTCAAGACCAAGTACACAGACGCTTTCGGCGTTCCGACATGGATTACTGCGAGCGTCACTTTACTGGAATATCCGAGAGAGTGAGGCGATTTTATGAGCAATTATCTGGTGTCGGCAAATGACCTGACCGCCATTTCCCTCGGCGAGCAGGATACCGTGGCCAGCGTTCTGCAGAACATCGCCGTCATCCTATCCACGCCGAAAGGCACCGTTCCGGGCTACCGGGAGTTTGGCATCGACATCTCGGATATTCTTGACCGCCCGGAAAACGTGGCGCAGCCTATGCTCTGCGCCGCCATCAAGGAAGCCATCGAACGGTTTGAACCGAGAGCCACCTATATGGGGACTACGTTCAAATCCTCCAAGGACAACCCCGGAACGATGCTTCCCGTTGTGGAGGTGAGCATCAATGCGTAGTACCGCAGACCACCAGTTCATCAGCACCGACGTTGACGAACTGGATGCACTGCTCGTTGCGGGGTATGAGCAGTTTTTTGGCACATCTGTGCGCCCTGGCAGCCCGGAACGGCTGTTCATCTCGTGGATTGAGGACGCGATAATCTATGAGCGCGCCCTCAACAACCACGCTGATAACCAGAATCTGCCCAGCCGGGCAGAGGGCGAGAATCTGGATGCGCTGGCGGAGCTGTTCTACTTGCATCAGCGCCCGCAGCCTACCGCGGCAACCTGCACCATGCGCTTCAACATCAGCGAGGCGCGGCAGAGTGCAATCCTCATCCCGTCCGGCACTCGCGTCACGGACGCAAACGCCTCGCTGTATTGGGCAACCACGGCAGACGAATACGTACCTATCGGTTCAACCTATACGGACGTTACGGTGGTATGCCAGACCTCCGGCACAATCGGAAACGATTTTGCGGTTGGCGACATCAACACCATTGTTGATGTGTACGACTACTATTCCGGCTGCTCCAACGTCACAGCCAGCGCAAACGGCAGCGATGCCCCGGACGATGACGAGTTCTACCAGCTGCTGCTTGATAGTCAGGCAGCGTGGTCCAGCGCAGGGCCTGTCGGCAGCTACAAGTATTTCGCGAAGAGTGTGTCTACCAAAATCGCCGATGTGGTAGCGAACAGCCCAAGCCCCGGCACTGTCTGCCTGTACGCCGTCATGGATGATGGCAGCATCGCCCCGGACGAAACCAAGAAAGCGATGGTGGAAGTGTGCTCTGCCGATGAGGTGCGGCCTCTGACAGACCACGTCATTTCTGGTGATCCCGATGTTGTGAACTACGACATCGACCTGACCTATTACATGACCCGTGATGGAGATATTTCCGCTGCAGATGCACAGACCCGCGTAAACGAGGCTGTGCAGCAGTACATCAGCTGGCAGTCCGGCAAGATGGGCAGGGATATCAACCCGGACAAGCTGCGGTATCTGCTGCTGGAAGTCGGCATCAAGCGTGTGAATTTGCAGCAGCCCATATTCACCCCGCTGGAAGATGGTAAGCCGTCCGTTGACCTGACCTCTGACAAGGTACCGCAGGTGGCAAAGGTGGGCACGGTCACTGTGAAGAGCGGAGGGTACGAGGATGAATAATGGCCTGACCGCCGAGCGGATGATGGATTCCTTCCCGCTTGCGCTCCAGAAAGACCCGAAAATGGTTGCTCTGGCGCACTCCATCGCCAACGTGCTGGAGCAGCGGTTGGATGAAATCGACCTCGGCCAAATCTACACCCGCATCGACCAGCTGCCGGAAGATCTGCTGGATGTTTTGGCGAAAGACTTTGCCGTGGACTGGTACGACCATGACTATGACCTCGCTGCAAAGCGGCGCACCATAAAATCCGCACCCTATATCCACCGTCACCGTGGCACCGCCGGGGCTGTGTTGCGGGGCATCCGGGCTATCTATCCCGGCTCCCGGCTGGAGGAATGGTGGCAGTATGGCGGCGAGCCGTACCACTTCCGGGTCATGCTGGATATGAGCGGCTCTGATATCACCTACGTCAGTACAGACCGGGTGCTGTGGGCTATCGGCTACTACAAGTCGCTGCGCTCCCACAATGACGGCGTGTATTATCAGAGCACCTTCGGCATCGAGATCGTGACCGGCAGCGGCTATATCGTGTATGCGGTGCGCCGCTGCGGTACTTTCCCCAAAACGGCCACGCAGGGCGGCATCTCCGCCAGAAACATCGTCATCGTTACGGACGAGTTCGGCGGCAGCTACGCCCACCCCCGCACCGGGCAGCTGGACACCGGCACGTTCCCGACCGCAGCCACACAGGGCCACACTGCCGCCTCGGAAATCGAGGTTTTGACGGTGGACAATGGTGGAGCCTATACACCGGAGAAACTGGCTGGAACCTACCCGGAGACCGCCACGCAGGGCTTCGATGATGCAGGGTATGTTGTTGTGCAAACCGCAGACGGCAGCAGCACATACGCAGCCCCGGCATCCGGCGACCTGACCGCCGGTCTGCATCCTACAACCGCCACATCCGGCGGCACGTCAGGTGGCGGCCTTGTTGCCGAGGAATCCGGCCTCGGCGTTTCCTACATCGCAAAGGTGTGCGGCAGCACACCGGGAATGAATTTTTAAGGAGGTAGCAGCATGATTGATTCGGCTGGCTTCGCAGACCTGCGGGGCTATCTCAAACGGCGCATCGCCTGCGCACGTTTTCGCGTCGGCTCGACCTACTACACCGTGCCGCTTTCCGGCATTGATATTCTGGAGGACGGCACCGTCCGTGCCAGAGTGTCCATCACCGGGCTGGGCGAGATTACGGTGAACCGTGTGGAACTGCTCAACTCGGACAATCAGGTCTGGGCGCACGAGGACGTAAACATAAAAATCTCGACAGGTCAGACTGGTATTCTGTACTGGTTTGACTTCACGTTCACCGAGAAAAAGAAGGAGGAGTGACCGTGTATCAGAAAACTGATTGGCTTGACCATGTTACGGACAAGCCTGGTCTGTACGTCATCACCGACAATAAAGACGGAACGTGGACCATTACCCCTGCTGGCAAGGTGATGCAGCGGGGCACCCCTCAGGATCAGGCGCACTTCAACAACATCGAAAACGGCGTATGGGATATTTATGCTGCTTTCGGCATGATGTTCAATACCGTTCGGCAGCAGGGCTGGCAGCTGAACGAAACTGTGGCCACTGTCGATAACTCGTGGCAGATCGTGTCCGGCAGCGTGGACCTGACCAACGCCCGCACCTATCCCTGCAACAACTCCAAAAAGAGCGTGTCGCTGGGCAAGAACATGGGAAGCACCAGCTATCTGGTTATGACCGAACTGGTCAAATCCGATGGTCTTGTCGGGGATATTGAAGTCAGCGAGAAGTTGGTCAACGGTTTCAAGCTGTCCTACAATGGCTCCGCAAAGTCTGCCACTATCAAATACATCGCAATCGGAGGTACTCTGAAATGACCGTTATCGAGAAGAATTCCGGCACCAAGATTCCCTATGAGGTTGTCAAGAACAAAATCTGCTTCGATGATGACCTGACCATCAATCTCGCCAAGCGCGAGGATGACCGTGACGTTCACATCGATGTGTGCTATGATGCCGATGGCGAACTGGTCATCGGTGCAGCTGCCGGCCGCAGCTACGTGGCAGAAATCGATATCCCTGCCCGCCAGTACACCCAGCCTGAGCCTATCGAGGCAGCGGCCGCAGACGGCGAGGAGAACGCCGAGGGCGGCACCCACATGGGCAACAGCACTCCCTCTGAACCGATTCCGTTCTCCATGGACAACGTGACCCTGACCCTGTGGGCCATCGACTGATAGGAGGTAACTACTATGGCTGCAAATTTTGACCTGACCAATCTGGCCGTCACTGGCCTTGCACCCGGCAATGAGCTGATTTACGACAACGCCGGTATGCCGTCCATCATGGTGAAGATCCCGAAGATGACCTATAAGCAGCTGGGCATGGGCGAAAGTGCCGCCGTGCATCCGGCGTTCATCGTCAACGGGCAGGAAGTGGACGCAATCTACATCTCCAAGTACCAGAACATCGTGCAGAATGGCCGCGCATACTCTCTTGGCGGCGTTGACCCTGCGGCATCGCTGGATATGGACCACGCACGCCAGTATTGCGAGGCTAAGGGCGAGGGTTGGCACCTGATGACCCGCATGGAGTGGGGCTTGATTCAGCGCATGTGTGAGGCTGCCGGCTTCGTTCCGAAAGGCAACAACAACTATGGCCGCCACGACAGTGAATCGTTCTATAAGGCTATCCCGACCTATATGAGTGGCGGGAAGATTGGTCGTGTCGCAACTGGTACTGGCCCGCTGACATGGTATCATGACAACAGCCCCAGCGGTATTTCTGGTCTGACTGGAAACGTATGGGAGTGGATGGGCGCAGTTCGTTCTGTGTATGGCGAAATTCAGTTCCTTGTCAACAATAACGGCGCAGACAGCGCACACAGCCAGTCTCCGACCTCGACCGAGTGGAAAGCTATCAGCTGCGTGGATGGTAGCTTTATCACCCCGGACGGAAAAGGCACCACCGCCAACTCCGTCAAGATTGACATCGTGGGCGGCAAACTTCAGTGGGCCAAGACCATCACCCACAAAAATGCGGATGGTGATTGGCCTAGCTGCACGTTTGGCTCTATCACTTGCAGTGCGGACATTGGCGCAAATGCAAAACTGCTGCTTCAGGCGTTGGGTATGATGCCTTATTCCAGCTCCGATCTGTGCGCAGGTCATACCTGTTGGTTCCGCAATAGCGATGAGGAGCGCGCTTTCTTTTCTGGTTGCGGCTGGAACTACCCCTCCGACGGCCTCGGCTCGTTCAGCGGCGCCAACCCGCGGTCCAACGTGGGCGGTGCTATCGGTTTCCGCGCCGCTTACTGCAAACTGCCGTCTGTGACCTGATGACTGCGCGGTAGCGCAGTCACGTTCCCCTCGACCCCGCGAAGCGGGGTCGTTTATAAAATTGATTTTTTCTGCATCGGTGGATTTTGCCGCTTTTTCGGTAAAATCCACCGAAAAGCAGATTTTCAAGCTGTTTTCTGTTATACTGACCCGCGTTCGGAAGGAGGTCTACCGCATGGAAGGAAAACAGGACGAACTTTTTACTGGTCCGACCCTACAAAAAATCGAGGATATGATGGAATATGCGTATCCTGTACTCCAGCAGTTCCCAAAATCCGAAAAGTTTGCGATGGCAGCCGACATAAAACTCGTTATGGATGTGATGCTTGAAAAGGCTGTGGAAGCGCAGAAAAAATACTTCAAAAAGACCACGTTGCAGGAACTGGACGTTGCAAACACAAAATTGCAGCACTACCTGCGTGTGGCATTTCGACTGCGGTTTATTTCCATGCACAAGTATGAGGTATGGAGCAAGCAGCTCGTCGAAATCGGAAAGTTGTTGGGGAGTTGGCTCAATACCGTCAAGGCCAACTCGAAAACATAGGGAACCAGCCGTCACGCGCTTTCTTTTCTGGTTGCAGCTGGAACAACCCCTCCAACGGCCTCGGCTCGTTCAACGGCGCCAACCCGCGGTCCAACGTGGACGATGATATCGGTTTCCGCGCCGCTTTGCCTCCAAGCCAGATACTGCAAGCTCAAGGGCTTGCTCTCAGTGCAGAGGTGATAAAGGGGCTGGTTCCCTTGGTTGCATTTCGCGGCCTAAAAATATTAGCCTCGCAGTCTGCGTTCCGACGCTATAAGCGTACGGCGCACGCTGTTCGGCGACCTCAAGGAGTTGGATTTTTTGGAAAAGCACCGACACGTTTTCGAGCGTTTTGCAACGTTCGACAATTTGTATGACGGTTACCGTAAGGCAAGTAAAGACAGGCGTTATCAGGGATGTGTGCTTAGGTACACCGACCACCTTGAGGAAAATTTGATAAACTCGGTGAATCAGCTTCAATGGCATGAATATCATGTTGGCGAACTTCACCAATTTTATGAATACTACCCCAAGAAGCGCATCATCAGCAGCCTGCCGTTCTATGACCGAGTGATAAACTGCGGAGCCTATAATGTTCTGTGGCCTATCTATTTGAAGTCTATGTACGAGTACAGTTACGGAAGTATTGATGGGCGAGGGCCTCTAAAGGAGGCTTTTGACATTCAGCAATGGATGCGAAACGCAGGCCGGCTGAAAGGCGATTGGCGTGTTGTCAAACTTGACATTGCTAAATTCTTCTTTCGGATTCCTGTTGATGTTCAGCTGCGGGAACTTACTCGCCCGCTGGATGACCCTGACATGGTATGGTTCCTCGAAACGGCTGTCCGGGCGGATGGCCGCCCGCTGGGGCTTCCTGTTGACTGCACCGATGTGACAACCGCCGAACGCATATCCGGCGTGGGAATGCAGTGCGGGTCGATCATAAGCCAGATGACGGGGAATGTGGTACTCACACCTCTGGATCACTACATCAAGCGCACAATGCGCATTCCGTACTATGCGCGGTTCATGGATGATATGCTTCTGCTGGTCGATGGAAAAAAGGCGGCGTGGGAGGCTGTGGAAGAGATTGACGGATACCTCCGTGAAAATCTCGGTTTGCAGCTGAACAATAAGACCGCCGTTATTCCTCTTGGCCATGCGGTTGAGTTCGTTGGCCGCAAGATTTCCCCTGAAAAAATTGAACTGCGGCGGCAGACCTCTCTCGGCATGAAGAAGCATCTTCGGTATGTCCGTGAAGCCTACGGTCGCGGCGAGGTGCCCCTTGAGTACGCCCTGAGCGTGATTCAGAGCTATCTGGGCTTGATGCAGGGCTGCAACAACGATGCCCTGCGAAATCAGATTCTGGAGGACTACGTTCTGGTTCGCCACTCACAAGATATGCTGGATGCAGCAGAATAAAACCGATTGGCAGCTTCACCCGCCGGGGTGTGGCTGCCTTTTTTGTACAGGAGGTTCAGATGGATCGGCCTATCACGCGAGCCGAGTACGAGGAGTTCAAGCGGCGGCTCGAAGAAGAAAACTCTCGTCAGGACAGACGGATTGCTCTGCTGGAAGAAAGCGTGAGCAAAATGGGCGCACTGTCCACCTCTGTTGAAAAGCTGGCCTTGAGCATGGAAAGCATGGTCAGAGAACAGGAAAAACAGGGCAAGAGGCTTGAAACATTGGAAAGCCGTGACGGTGAGATGTGGAGAAAGGCAGTCGGGTATGTGCTGACTGCAATTCTCGGCATCGTCATTGGCTTTGTGTTCACCCAGATTGGCTTTTAGGAGGTGCAATCATGAGAGTCATTGTCTATCAGGCCAGCGACACATCTGCCCTGAGCAAGAACTTCACCCGCAAGGACTTCAAGTGCCCCTGTGGATGCAGCCGCCAGATGGTCGATTCGGAGCTGGTCGAAAAACTTCAGGCCATCCGGGACAAGCTGGGCAAGGCCATCAAGGTGACCAGCGGATACCGTTGCATCACGCACAATGCCAGCAAAACCGTTGGCGGAAGCCCAAATTCCAAGCACCGCTACGGTATGGCGGCAGACTGGCGCATGGTGGACCGCAGCATCAATCCTGTGGCCTTGGGCATCATCGCCGCCCAGTATTTCAAGGCGGTGGGCATCTACTGGTATGACGGCTGTGCTATCGTGCACACCGACACCCGCGATGCAAAGGCAACGTGGCTGTGCGATGCCCCGAAGCACTACCCCAGCACCACCTACCAGAAGTTCATTCTGCCGACCATCCGCCGGGGCTGCACCGGGGATGCAAACCGTGCAGCCACAAAAATGCTCCAGCGGCTGCTGGGACTGACCCCGGACGGCATTTTCGGCGAGGGCACCGAGAACGCTCTGCTGAAAGCGCAGGAGGCGCACGGACTGACCGTAGACGGTATCTGCGGCCCTGCCAGCTGGAAGGCCATTTCCGGGGCTTCCAAGTACCTGTGAAACATCCGATATAACAAACACGACAAAACGGCGCAGGGGTGGCTCCCCGCGCCGCTGATACTTATAGGAGGCAATATCATGGAAGCTATGCTGAACTTCATCCCCGCGCCCATCGCCATCGCTCTGATGCTGCTGGGCTTTATCGCGCTGGCAGTCGGCGGTATCCGGCTGGGCTACAAGGCCACCGTCAAGGATCTGGCTCTGGAACTGGTTGAAAAAGCCGAGTTGTCCATCATGGGCAGCGGGCAGGGCGCAAAAAAGAAGAAGCAGGTGTTCGCTGCTCTCCGCGCCAAGTGCCCGGCGGCTATCCGCTGGGCCATCACTGACGAGGTGCTGGACGCTGTCATCGAACACGCCTTTGATGTTATGACCGCAGCACTGGGCAAAAAGTCTTGACTGCTGCATGAGTGCCGTGTAAAATAGAGGCACTTGAAAAGCTTCGGCTTTTGTAGAGAGTGGCCCGGCATGGTCCACTCTTAATTTTATATTTGGCTACCTCGGTAGCGCGCAAAAATCCCCCTGCATTGTCCTTCGGGCCAGTGTAGGGGGATTTTTTTGTTTATCGGATGGTGTTGTAGAATTCAATCAACTTGGACAGCTTTTCAACGTCCGACTTTTCCATGCCAGAAAGTATCTTGACTGCCTTTTCGGAAAGACCGGTAGTGTCACACGAAATTCTAATATCGATATCTATCACGCTTGCGTCGGTCAGACCCAGCAGATAATCGGCGGTGACGCCGAAATATTCCGCGAGTTTCATAATGGAATCTCCTCTTGGGGTTTTGTTTCCGTTTTGCCAATCAGACAAAACTCCGACCGATACATTCAAATCCTTCGCCAGCGAACGCACGGTGATTCCCTTTGCATCAATAAGCATTCTCAACCTCGGAGCAAATTTTTCAATGTTACTCATTTTACTTCGCCTCTTTCCATAAATCTCCGTTGTACACGCGAACCAGCACCCAGTCAGACAAGGGCTTGACGTTGCCGCCCCAGTCCCGGAGGGCTTCATCGGTACCGCAAGCCTCGCAGATGTACACGCCCTTGGCGTGGCGGCTCAGTGCTCCGTGGGTCAGCTTGTCCGGCATCCTCTCGCCGCAGCGGGGGCACAGCGGCCAGCCCTGCTGCTGATCGGCCTGCATCCGGGCAATAATCTTTTCGTCTGTCATCGTTCAAACCCTCCGTTTATACTTTGGATGTTGTGAAAGTTCGTCCATTCGTTCCAGTGCGACATGCTGCCCCGCCGGGGACATTGCCCTGAAATACCGAAGAAGCTGCTGTTCATTGCCGGATAGGCTGTTGTCATCGTACTCTCCCTTTTCCAGCCATTTTGCATCTACACCCAATGCGTCCGAAAATCTTCTGATGGTATCTGGCTTCGGATGTTCTTCGTTTCGCTCATACCTCCCGACAAGAGAACCGGATATTCCCATTTTTTGGCCAAGCTGCTCCATAGACAGGTGTTGCTTCTTTCGTGTTTCTCTCACTCTGAAACCGAAATTTTCAGTCATTCCCATTGATGGGAGGAATGTACCAATCGGCATTTCCAACGCCTGTGCTATTTTCTGGAGTGCTTCAATTTTTGGCGTTCTGACCCCGCGCTCGTATTGCTGGATTGTAATAGTTGCCATTTCAACTTTTACGGCAAGTTCTCCCTGCGTCAGACCTCTAATCTGACGCATCGCCTTGATTTGTTCGCCCATCGACATAATTATGCACCTCCCTTAATGTCTGGAAATTGCTCTCTCAATAAGTCCTTGTATGGTCTGCGAAGTTGTTCGCCTGCCCAATTCCAATGTTGCTCCGCATACACTGTCAGGCTCTCAGCATACTTTGCGGCGGAGCGAGCGTCAAAGAACACCTTGCTGCCGACCTCAGCCATCTTGTAGTGATAGGGCGTATTGAAGCCTCCCGGATTCTTCCCGACAAGCTTCACCTCGGTGTACCCACCTTTCAGAAAACCAACAACTGTGGCCTCGCAGACACAGTATTCACTCAACGGGGCCGCGCGCTCTGGAACATAGTAGAGGTGTTCACATACATGGAACATCGTGTCGCCGATTTTCGGCTTTCTTCCCACACGCATTTTACGCTCCTCCCTTACTTCATGTTCTGGCGTTCCCACATCAGCCAACGGTTCACTTCCTCGCCGGGCATGGACTTCGGCTTGCTGGTTTCGATGTACTCCCGCTCTCCGAAAATCTCCAGCTGGTCGATATCGTCGGGCGACTGGGTGATAATCTTTGCGGGCCAATCGCACCCGCCGGGGATCTCGATGCGCCACAGGTACAGGTTGTCATCAAAGTAGAAATCGTTCGGGATGTACCGTTCTTCTGCATCGGTGCCCTCGATGTCCCAGATGTATTTTCCGAGGGCACCGACAACCTCCAGCCGGGCGGGAGCCTTGTCGCGGTCATTCATATCGTACAGCTTGATATCGCAAGCGGTGCCGTTGCGGAAGGCAACCTCGGAAATGGTGCCAGTGTATTTGTAGAGTTTCATGTCATATCCTCCAAATGCCCGTATAGCCAGATAGCGCAGCTTTCAACCTAAAACTTATACGCAATATCCGCTGGTTGATTCGATTACGTATCCTTCTGGCCCGAATTCTTCATTCCCGTATTCTTTGGCTTCTTCATAAGTCGGGAAATCCTGCGGCAAATAGTCGTTGTCATTAGGAAAAACGGTGTAAATCATATAAACCTCCATAAGCCCGTATAGCCCAGTAGCACAGCTGTATCATGTTAGGCGGCGGTCACGGCGGGGGCTGTCTCAAAAGCAGCTGTGAGGTGGAGCCGGGCGGTCTTGAATTCCGGGCCTCTCATGCCCAGACGCTTGGTGAGCACACGCATCATCAAATCGTGCTTCTGCTGCTGGGTGTAACCGCTGATGGACTTGAAGTGAAGGTTGTCGTGGTCACAGTTGATAGCCCATGCGCTCATTGCCAAGCAGAACTGAACGTATGCTTTGATGCGCCCGGCGTGAGTGGTTCCGTTGAACAGCCGGAACTCCACAGTGCCCTTTGTGAAGAATGCATGGAGATTGATTCCGTGATACCGGGTGCTGTTGTAGTGGGAAGAATCCACGCCTCCATCATATCCGTCATTCACCACGCTGTACCAGATGCGCTCTGCATCGTTCCGGCTTGCCCGGCCGTTCTTCTTCATTTCACGGAACAGGGCAGGGTTGATTTTGTGGCACCAGTGGTCTGCGCGGTTGCCGATCTGCAGGGCTTCGTAGAACAGATCCTGCCGCCCGGTGGCGAAGTTCAGCAGCCGGCAGAGGCTTTCGGGCGTGTGGTTCGCACCATCAACGTGGACGTGGATACCACAGGAACTGTTCGCCATGGCACCCTTCTTGACCAGCGCCCGGATGACCTCTTGCAGGTCGGTGATGTCCTCGTACTGGAGAATCGGGGTCACGACCTCGCAGCGGTAGGTATCGTCTGCCTCTACGATTGCACCACCTCTGCGCCGCCGGGGAGTGATGGAACCGTCTCTCATGCACTTCCATACGCGGCCTTTGCTATCCTTGGCCTCGTACGTCTGGTAGGTGCCACCTGCAAAGTGGATACCGCCGACACCGAAGTAGTTGGCGATGACGGAAGCGGCTGTTCCGCGGGAAACGCCCGTCATTTCAATCTCAACGCCGAAGTTTTGGCTCTGAATCGTGACCATCTTTGCGCCCTCCCCTTAGTGCAGCTGTGCAGCGTGCTTGTGGTAGGTGACGGTGTAGCGGCCACCGTGCTTGACGACCTTGATATCGTCCATCTTCACGCGCCGGACACCGAACTTCTCGTGGATGTACTTTTTGACCATCGGAGCGGCCTTTGTGGTCACATCCACCGCACTGTCATTGCTGCGGCGGCTCTTGTAGCGGTCAAACCGCTTCTCCTCGGCGGCGTTTGCTTCCTCCTCTGTGCCGTAGAATCCATCCTGTGCACGGTTGTTCAGACGGTAGAACTTCTTGCTGCTGATGACCTCCAGACGCTCATTCCAGACGGTGCTCCAGCGGTCTTCCTGATTGGGCTTGATGTCGTCCTTGACCCGGCCAACAATCAGCTCCACACCCTCGGTGCCGAGGTAGTTGTTGAACGTGGTGAGCAGCACCCGGATGATCTCGGTGCCGTTGGTGAGGTCGATGTGAGCGACCTCGCCCTGGCTTCCGCCCATCGTTCCGGCGTTGATGTAGTAGCCCTGCGCCATGTAGCTGTTGGCTGCTGCGGTGAACTCGCGGTTAATGTCAATGAACTTCATGCTGAAAACCTCCGATTTACTCTTGACAAATCTTCAATAAAAAAATAAAATGGAGGTGCAAGGGGCTTGTGGATAACGGGCTTTTAGCGGTTAGCGGTTCAGGGTGCGATCCTGAGCCGCTTTTTTGTATGCTTCAAAGCGGGCTACCTGCTCGGCTCTGGTGAGCTTTGCAAATTCCTTGCTTGTCATGGAGCATCACCCCCTTTGGGTTGCTCCCTTGCACCTCGTAACCTCCTCTCTATGTCTATATTATACAACGAATTTCGTTGTATGTCAATAGCAAAACAACATTTTTCGTAAATATTTTTACGAAAAGCGTTGCATTTTTCGGGTGAGTGTGATATAGTGAAGAAAAGGGAGGTGCTTACATGATTCACATCAAGTTGAAAGCCGTACTTGCCGAAAAAGGTATCAAGCAAAAGGATTTGGTCGCCATGACCGGGATTCGCCAGCCCACTCTGTCGGGTATGAACAACAACTCCGTCAAGCATATTCCGTTGGACGTTCTGGACAAGCTGTGCACCGTTCTGGACTGCCAGCCTGCCGATCTGCTGGAATTCGTGCCGGACGATAACGAAAAAAGCCCGGACGCATAACGTGCATCCGGGCAGGAGATGGGGTTATTTCTTGCGAGACTTGCTCACGGTCTGGGGGATATGGCGCACCTCTTTAACCCTGCGCTCCGGGTTGGGTTCTCGCACAATGAGGTCATCGAGATTACAGTCTAATGCCTCACAGATGAGGTCGAGGTCGTCCAGATTCACACGCTCCGCAAAATCATGGTACAACTCGTTGATGGTCTGGCTGCGAATCCCCGTTACACGAGCGAGTTCGCTCTGTGTCATCCGCCGTTCGCCAAGGCGGGTAGACAGCAAAATCCTAATCATAGCCTTTGGTCTCCTTTGCCGATAATTTTAGCCGATATGTACTCGGCTTGTCTGCATTTTGGCGGAAAACCCTATATTCCGGCAAATTATTCCGAATTTCGGTAGATTCTACCAAGAAACGAAACGAAAAAAGACCCAAACCTCATTTCATGCGAGGTTTGGGTCTTTTTTGCTTACTTCCTGATTTTCGGCAGGGGACAAAATAAGACGAACACTGAACCAACCATTTTGATTGACACCGTGTTCGCCTCATTCTCTTTTGGTTGGGGATGAGAGAATCGAACTCCCACAAGTAGAGTCAGAGTCTACCGCACTACCACTATGCAAATCCCCATCAGCTTGGGTCTGTCTTGCGGGGTGAGCCGCTCAACGTGTGCTATTATACGGAAAAAGCGCCGCTTTGTCAAGCGCTTTTTTGAAATTTTTTGCAGAAATCGGAAAAAAGACGCACTTTCGCAGGAGTTCTTGCGGGCTGCTTGATTCCGTCATCCTTCTCATGCTCTTTGCATATACTGGAAATCAGAAGAAGCAAAGACGCACAAAGAGGAGGAACTGCCATGACCCAGACCACGCAAAAGGAAAAGACCCTGCTTTCGCCCCGCATCCCGCGGGACACCGAACACGAGCGCTACCACCCGGAGCTGGAGGAGGAGCTGAAAGAGTGCCTGTTCTGCCTGCACCGGAACGAAATGATGTTCGACCTTGAGGTGGACACCGACCTCATCGAACAGCACATCTATGAGCGGCAGGCCCTTCTGGCCCGCTACCGGTACTTATTGGGCAAGGCCCGGGAGCTGGGGCTGCATACAATATTGGAAAAGTATCAGCCGGTGGGGTAA